TCCACAAGATCGACCCGAATGGCGAACTGATGAAGCGCGCCCGTCAGGCGGGCGATGATCTAGTTCGATCCAACGTCCCAGCCGCCCCCTTCGTCACCAAGACCGAAGGTTGGTTGAGCCTCGCCCTCAAGCGCATCATGGTCATGGCCGCAGAGGGCGGCTACGACAAGGTGGCGTTCGTCAACGGCGAGCAGTCTGCGGATCGGTATGACCTGAGCAAGCAGGTCAGCACGCTTCTTCACAGAAAGAACAATGACGGCACCTACTATGTAGTTGCAGAAACCGCAGGCGGCACCATCGAAAAGCCATCTTTGACGCAGCAAAGCCTCGAAGACACCGTTGGCAAAGAAGTGGCCAAGAAGATCGTGGCCGGAGAGGGACCGGACAACGGAGGGGGATTCCATGCGCTTCAAGGCCTCGACCTCAAGGTCGGCGGCGAAGGCATGAAAGCCTTCTACGACCAGATCGTCCCGGCCGCGCTGAAGAAGCTGCTGCCAAAGGTGGGTGGCGGGCAAATGGGCGTCGTGAAGGTGGATGGCATTGTGCGCGCCAGCACCGGCAACATGGAGGCTGGAGACTTCTACGACCGCCAGGAGAACCCCGATTTCAGGATGCTGGCGCAGCCCGGCTTCGACGTCACCCCCGCCATGCGCGAGAAGGCGTCCACCGGCCTGCCGATGTTCAGCCGCACGCTCCCGGCCAGCGGCGCCCGCCAGACCCCCGCCCAGCGCGCCGAGGCCATCCTGGCCACGCCAGTGACCAAGGCCCGGCCACTGGATCGGGTGTTCCGGGCCGCGTCGCGCGCCACCGGCCTGGAGTTCGTCGCACGCCAAGCCTATGACCGCGCCGGCCATCTGCTTGATCGGCTGACCCCCGAGACCGTCAAGGCCGGCATCGTGTCCGACTACGGCGTGCCCGAGGCCGTGATCGACATGCGCGTCATGCTGCAGGGGCGCCAGCGCCAGCAGCTGCGCCGGGCCGGCGAACTGGTGGACAAGCTGTCCAACCTCACGCGCGCCGAGTCCCGCATCGCCTACGAGTGGATGAACATGGACGGCTCCGACCCCCGGGCCTACCTCTCCATGATGCAGGGCCTGCCCGAGGAGTCCGTGAAGGTGCTGCAAGAAGTGCAGCGCATGATCGACGATCTGTCCAAGGAGGCAGTGCGCCTGGGCCAGTTGGACCCGAGGTCCTATGAGCGCAACAAGTTCGCGTACCTGCGCCGGACCTATGACCGCTACCTCGAAGAGTTGACCCCGCAGCAGCAGCGCGCGCACCAGAAGGCCACCCGCATCCTGGGCGATCAGTACCGCAGGCGCGGCTTGACCGAGCCGGTGGACATGGCCAAGCTCAAGTCCGGTGATCCTGAGTGGTGGGGCCGCAAGGAGCGCGAGGGCAAAGGCGACGCCGGGCTGGTGAACCAGGAGTTCATCAAGCTGGAGCGCCTGAAGCCCACGGGCGCCGGCACGATCCCGCTGCCTGGGATGACGGGCAAGGCCGACGGCAAGGTGCTTGAGGTCGTCTACTGGCCTGCGGAGCGCGCCGTGCCCGCGAAATACAGCGAGTGGCGGCGCAACGAGGTCTTCAAGGTAGATGATGTCAAGGGCGGCAAGGTCGTGCTGTGGCGCGACTTTACCAAGGATGAGCGCGAGGCCATGGGCGAGGTCGATGAGGCCCGCTTCGCCATCGCCCGCACCCTGCAGCGCATGGTCCACGACGTCGAGGTCGGGCGCTACCTGGAGAACCTGTCCCAGAAGTTCGCCAAGGCCGACGGCGACGAGATCGACGGCGTTCTGGTCGAGGCAAGCGAAAGCTGGCACCGGGCATTCAAGCCCAGCGAGTGGGTCAAGGTGCCGGACTCCAAGATCACGGGCACCAGCGTTCACCGCTACGGCAAGCTGGCCGGGAAGTACCTGCCGGGCCCGATCTGGAACGACGTGCGGTTCGCAGTCAACGGGCCGACCCGCCCCCTGGGCGAGGTCTACAGCAAGATTCTTGCGGCCTGGAAGGTGTCGAAGACGGCCCTGACGCCGGCCGTGCACATGAACAACGTCATGGCCAACCTCGTGATGGCCGACTGGCACGACGTCGGGGCGGCGCATGTGGCCAAGGCCCTGCGGCTGATCCTGGCGGCGCATCAGCGCGACGGCAAGGGAGCCTTGGGCCGCGTGGGCAACGTGGCCGCGGGCGCCGGCATCGCCGACCGCGAGGCTGCCCTGGCGATCATGAACCGCTACCGCGACGCGGGCGGCGACATCGGCTCATGGGCGACCCAGGAGATCGCCCGCGAGCAGATGGCCCCGCTGCTGGACGCCGTGCTCGAAGAACTGGGCCGCGACGGCGACGCCTCGGTGCAGGGCCAGATCGGGGTGATGGCCGCCCTGCAGAACCTGCTGCACCTGAAGCTGCCCGAGGCCTGGACTGCATTCAAGGCCAGCAAGCCAGCGACCGTTGTAGGCCGCGAGGCTCAGTCCATGATCGACCTGTATCAGGCCGAGGATGATGTCTTCCGGCTGGCGGCGTGGTTGGCTGCCAAGGAGCAGGGAATGGACGATCTGCGCGCCGGCCGGGAGGCTCGCCGCTCGTTCCTGGACTACGACATCAACGCGCCCTGGGTGGACGCGATGCGGCGCAGCGCGTGGCCGTTCATCGCCTTCACCTACCGCGCGGTGCCGATGCTTTTCGAGATCTCCGGCAAGCGCCCGCACAAGATTCTGAAGCTGGCGACGCTGCTGGGCGCCCTGAACATGCTGGGCGTGGCTATGTCGGGTGACGACGAGGACGACGAAGAGCGCCGTCGGCGCATGCTGCCCGAAGAGAAGGCCGGCCGGGTCTGGGGCGTGGTGCCCAAGCTCATCCGCATGCCCTGGAACGACGCCAACGGCTCCCCGGTGTACCTGGACATCCGGCGCTTCATCCCGGTGGGTGACGTGGTGGACACCGGTGCGACGCAGGCTGCGCTGCCAGTGCCCCCAGGCCTGATGCCGGGCGGGCCGCTGGTCATCCTGGGCGAGGTCCTGATGAACAAGAGCGCGTTCACGGGCAAGCCGATCACGCTGGGCACGGACACCCCGGCCGAGTCCTCGGCAAAGGTCTTCGAGCACCTTTACAAGGGGTTCGCGCCCAACCTGCCGGGCCTGCCGGGCACCTACGCGACCGACGCCCTGGTCAATGCCGGCACCGGCAAGACGGACGCCTTCGGCCGGCAGCAGTCGATGGCGCAGGCCATGGCGTCGTCGGTCGGCGTGAAGCTGGGCAGCTACCCAGAAGACGTGCTGCGACGCAACACGCTGGGGCGCGCAGGGTCGCAGCGCAAGGAGATCGAAACCGTCATGAACGGGCTGCAGCGGCAGCGCAACATGAACGGGATCAGCGAAGCGGAGTACGAACGGAAGATGGAAGTTCAGCGGGAGAAGCTGCGCAAGCTGAACCAGGAGACGCGCGAGAAGGTGGCGCAGTGACAATGCGCCATGCCCAAGATTGACACAACCAAGTTGCCGAAGTACGTGGTGGCGCGGCGCAAGGCGTCCGGCCGCGTCTACTACTACCTCACCATGAAGCGCGACGGGCGCCGATATGAGCACCCGCTTGGGTCTGATCTTCAGCGGGCCCTGGAAGACGCAAGCAAGATCAAAAGCCAGCTTGGGATGACAGGCTTTCGGCACAGCGAGGCTCTCAAAGACGAAGCCGCAAGCGAGCTATACCGCAAGGTTCTGAAGGGCGCGAAGGCGCGCGGCCTCCCGGTGTCAATGACGCTTGATGACGTGCGCGGCTTGCTTCAAGAGTCTGGCGGGCGATGCTCGCTGACCGGCTTTCGGTTCAACGAGAACTGGGACACCGCTCGCAGAATCCGCCCGTGGGCACCAAGCATTGACCGCAAAGACAGCAGCCAGGGCTACACCCGAGAGAACTGCAGGGTGGTTGCTGCATGCGTCAACATCGCCTTCAACAACTTCGGCGACGCCCTGATGATGCAGATGGCTAGGGGTCTCGTGAACCGAGGCCGGCAGGCTTTGCGGACCGGGCCGCAAAACACTGCCGTCTAGGTTAGCGGGCACTACCGCGCCGCGCTGCGTTTTAGTGGCTCCCCGACCTGGACTCGAACCAGGGACCTGCGGATTAACAGTCCTCCGGGCACTGCCTTGCGAATCAGGTACTTACGCCGAATCCCGGTCCGCAACCATCCGTAGACGGATACCGCAAGCCCTTGATTCACAAGGCAGCGGGCTACGGTTGCGGACCGGCTTTCCGGGCGGTGGGCGTGACCCTGTCGCCCAGGCGGACGTAGTGCTCGGTCATGCGGATGTTCTTGTGCCCAAGCTGGCGCTGGGCCGCCTGCAGCCCGTCGGCGTCGGCCTTGTCGGTGCCGGCCTTCGCGCGCAGGTCGCGGAACTGAAATGCCTCGATGGCAGTGGCCATGTCTTTGTCGCCCGCCTTCCTGGCCGCCTTGGCGGCCTTCTCGCGGGCGTCATCGAAGGCGTTGTCCAGGCCGTAGGCGGTCAGCCTGGAGCCCTGCCGGTTGACCACCAGGGCCAGGTCGATCACGCGGTTCTGGCGCTTGCGCTCGGCAATCTCGGCCAGCTTCAGGCCGAGGGCGTTGGGGCCGGTGGAGCCTTCGAGCTCGATGCGCAGCTTCTTGGCCGTCTTGCCTTGGCCGACACGCAACACGCCATCCCGGACGTGGGTGGCTGACATCCTGAGCACGTCGGCCGGACGCTGGCCGGTCAGGTAGGCAAGGTCGATCGCATCCTTCAGCGGCTGGCTGGCCGCGGCATAGACCGCCTGCAGCACCTCGTCCTCGACGTAGATGTCTCGGCCGGTCTCCTTGAAGCCCTTGATGCCTGCGCAGGGGTTGGGCAGGGCGGTGATGCCCCAGTCCCGGGCCATGTTCCAGATGTGCGACAGCAGGGCCTTCTCGCGGTTGGCGCGGATCTTGGCCGACTCCCCGCGCCACGTCAGGTACTGGCGGACGTGCTGCGGCTCGATGGCCTCGAAGGTGATGGGCGGGTCGTTGAAAAACTTCAGCAGGTTGGCCAACTCCTTGATGTTGTCGGCCTGGGTGCGCGGCGCCTTGGTGGGCACCACCCGCTGCAGGTACAGGTCGGCCACGTCCTTGAACGTGGTGACGGGCGCCACGTTCTCGGTCTTGGTCAACTCAACCCAGCGGGTGACGGCGATCACGTAGTCCGGGCCCAGCGGAATCTCGCGCCTGGGCTTGCCGCCCGTGTCCAGGTAGTAGTACGTCCGGCCGCTGGGCTTGGTGCGGGCCCGTAGGCCGCTGGGCAGGTTCAGGTGCTTGGTCGGGCGTCGGCCCATTGGGTTCTCCGTGGCGGCTGGTGCAGTGCGCCACAGGTTCCTCGCGCGCGCGAGGCCCGTCGATGGGACGATGATGGGATCAGGCTTTGCGGATCAGGCGGATGAACACCGCGCCCATGTCCAGGTGCCACCAGCGGGTTCGGAAGTCTGCCCAGCCCGGGTGGTCGTGATGCGTCTTGTGCAGCCACTCGCCGCAGGCCGGGAAGATGCACTCAAGCCAGGGCAGGTCGCGAGGCTTGCCGCCGCGGTGGCTGGTGATCTGGTGAATCGCGCCGATCAGGTGGGTGCTGCCCAGCGGCATCAAGTAGGCGAAGAGAAAGAACGTGGGCGAGACGGCCAGCATCAAGGCGCACGCAGCAATCCAAAGCGCCAGGCCGTAGCGGTGAACGATGGCCAGGGTCGGATCGCCGGCCAGGGCGCGCAGGCGCCACCGCACCATCGGCACGTCGCGATATCGCTTGTCGTAGAGGTAGTGCCAGTCGGCAAAGTGCGGGTCGCGCCCGGTGTCCGAGTGCGCGTGATGAGTGTTGTGCGCCGCTGCCCAACCCTGCGGGCTGCCGTTGAGCAAGAGGACGCTGTAGTACGCCATGAAGCGGTGCCAGAAGGCCGAGGTCTTGAAGGCCCCATGCGAGAAGTACCGATGCAACCCGACCGACAGCATCAGCGAGCCCAGGACGTGGAAGGCTGCCCAGGCGGCAAGCCACCATGCCGACACTGCATCCGTGGCCACAAGCCACAGACCGAGGCCGATGCCGGCCAGCCCGAGGTAGTAGCCCATTGGGATCATCCACAGGGGTTGTCTAAGCACGGTCGCCTCCGATCACAAGAGCATAGGTCCCAGCCGCGGCCACGAACTCGTCGCCGCCCACGCGGAAAGTGTCGCCTGGCTCGTGCCGCCCCAAGCTGCCAGAGCACACCAGGATGCGGCTTCCTTCCCGGCCAAGGAACACCCCGCCGTTCGGGTATCGCAGCGGCGTCAGGTCGGGCAACGCGCCACGGTTGGCGTGCCAGTTGAAGCACCAGAACTCAAGCTCATCGGCAGCGGTGACTGTTGTGATGCCCCCGGGGTGGTCTGGCCTCTCGCCAGTGAACAAGCCGGGAACCCTGTCGTCGAACTGTCCGCCGAGGTTGTTGGACACCACGCCTCTACCTCGAACGTACAAGGCCCTGTTGGGCGCCGCGCTGCGCGCGACGGATCGCGCCGACACAACCACCATGGACGCGCCGGCCGGCAGGATGTGGCGGTGCACCCGCCAGCCAAAGACCTCGCGCGGCGTCACGATTGCAGCCGACTCCCGGCCGCGCCATTCTCGCCTGGGCACGCTCATGGGTTACCCCGCTGGGTAGATCACGACGGAGCCAGGCACGACCGAGTTGTCCTTCGGGTAGGCATCTTTGACGGCCTTGATGTGGCTGTAGAACGGCTCGACCTTTGGCAGCACCCCGTCGTCCATTGCGTGCCAAAGCATGTCGAGCTGCTCGTTCACGCCTGGGTAGGAGCGCAGCCTTGCCGTGCGGTAGTCCATGTCAACAGGTGGCGGCGGCCTGCCTCCGACCACAACCTGCTTGGTGTCCACGTTTACCGTGTCCGCATCGGGGTCCGCCTGCGCCTCGATGACGAACTCGTCGGGGCCGTGGACCTGAATCTCAAAGGTCTCGTCCTGGCAGATGCCGGCGCGCAGGATCTCGCCTGCGGCGTTGTAGATGACAAAGTGCTTCATCGCTTCAGAACCACGGCGCCGAGTCGCATGGTGCCTGTGTAGTAGCCGCGCGAGACGGTGATGGTGTGGTTCCCGGCTCCAGGTGACACGATGATTGCTCCGGTGGTTGCCCCGTTGTCGGTCAGGCCGGTGAGGATTGGACCGTAGGTGAAGGTGCCACCGCCATCCTTGCCGCTTCCTCCGGTGTAGGTGGCCGTAGGCGGGCCAAGGTAGTATTCGATCAGGATCGCGGACGCCCCAGACGGCACGTTGACCGTGACGCTTGCCGAGGCTGCAGTCGATGTCACGGACGCACCAACCGCTGCAGCGTTGCCCACAATCTGGTTCGTGTTGACTATGTTCGCCGACAGCGTGCCGCTGAAGGTCGCGGAGCCGTTGGAGATGGACAGTCCTGGCGCCGATATGTCTCCGTTGACGCTGACGTAGAAGTACTTGTTGTCGTTGGCGTTGCCGATCAGAAGTCCATTGGGCCCAAGGTGAAACCCAGTTTGGCCAGAGGCGGGCCAAGCCCATCCGGTGAACGCGCCACCGTTGATCTGGCCTCGAATCAGGAGTTGGCCAGAAGACGAGTCGAACGACAGGGAGTTGGTGCCTCCCTCGTTGACGCGGAAGAACACCACGCCGTCGCTGCGCTTGATGAAGATGTTGTTGAAGTCCGATGACGACAGCGACAGACCGTAGTGGCCGGCCGACACAACGTCTTGGCCAAGCTGGACCCCCATGCCGGCGGTGATCTTGAGATTGGCCCCGTTGATCTGCGAAGCGGTGATCGAGTTCGCTGCGATCCGGTTGGCGTCCAGGGTGCCCGTCGTGATCTTCGAGGCGTCGAGGCTTGCAATCTTGGCGTTCGTGATCGAGGCGTCGGCGATCTTGGCGCCGTCGATGGCGGCGTTGCCGATCATCGCGTTCACAATCGCGCCGTTCTGAATGGCCCCGGTCCCGACCGCGATGGAGTTTGCGGCGAGCTTGGTTGCCGTGATCGCTCCAGCGGATATCTGGTCGGCCCCGATAGCTCCCGCGGCGATTTGTCCTGCGGTGATGGCGTTGGCGGCGATCTGCGATGACGTGATGGTGTTGGCTGCCAGCCGGTCGCCTGTGATCGTGCCCGCTGCGATGTCGCCGGCCTGGATCGAGCCAGCAGCGATCTTCCCGGCCGTCACGGCTCCCGCAGCGAGCTCCGAGGATGTGATGGCGCTGGCCGCGATCTGGGACGCGGTGATGGTGTCCGCGGCGATGACGGCGGCCGTGACCGACCCGGCAGCGAGCTTGGCGGTGCTGATGGCGCCGTCCGTGATCTGCGTTCCGACAATCTGGCCCGTGAGCTTTGCGGCGGCGATGGCTGCCAACTGGGAGTCGCTAAGCTGCCCGGTCACCTGCGATGCCGCCACGGAGGCAATCTGGGCCGCTGTCAACGTGCCGGAAATGTCTGCAGCGGGAACCGTGGCCACGTAGGCGGATCCGTTCCAGCGGTAGAGCTTGCCGTCGGTGGTGTTGAATATCGAGTTGGTCGATTTCGTGGTCGGCACCGACGAAACCACAGACACCGGCTCGATGGTGTTCGCGAATTTCGTGCGATCGACCGCACCGTTGGCCAGGTTGGCGGCCTCGACAATGAGCGGGCCTAGATCAATGCCCCGGATCGTCGATGTCCCGGCCGCAAGTCCGTTGGTGCCGCCTGCTGGGCTGACGCTCAGGACACCGTCGTTGCTTTCCCACTTGATCCACAGCCGCCATGAGGTCGATGGGTTGCTGGGGTGCGCGTGCACGCGGCCCGTGAACTGCGTGATCTCGGTGGCGTCACCAAAGGTCGGCAGCGGGTCGCCCTGCTGGACGATCTTGCCGTAGACCCTGGTGCGCAAATGACCGTGCCCCTGCGTGTAGGTTGGCGCGTCGTGCTCCACGAAGATGTTGCTGATGGCGGCAGAGACCGCAAAGCCCGTCGGGGTTGGGGGTGGCGTCAGGTTGGGCTCGTACTCAACCACTTGGGGCACGATGGGGAGGGAGACGCCGCTTACCGACCCAGAACTCAGTGAGCGCCCGGGCATCAGCTTTGCGATTCCGCTGTCCAGCAGATCTCGCAAGGTGACGCCGCGGTCCAGCGGGTCGCCGACGCGGCCCAGGTAGGCCATCAGCGTCTCGCGGACTCGCGCCTGGAAGTTGCTCGACGAAGGCGACGGAAGGTCTTTGCGCTCAGACATGGATGTCGCCGTCAGACTTGCCGAAGTTCCTCGACAGAACTGGCAATGGACACCGACTGCACGGCGCCAGAGGTCTCGACTTCGATCTGCCAGTCTGCAGCCGCGAACCCGGACGCCAGCGGCATGCTGTTGGCATCCGGCACGTTCACGGTGTAGCGGAAGGTCGTGGTGGTTGGCGCGGAGAAGACCGACGGCTTGCGCGCAACGAGCTTGGTGACGGTCGCCGCCGGCAGGTTGAGCGCGTCGATGCGCACCGTGACAGGGTAGGTGTCGGCCTGAACCTCCAGGGCCCCGAAGTTCACGGGCCTGGTGTCTCGATACTGCTTGGAGCGAAAGCGCGCGGTGAAGGCCGAAGCCCCAGCGTCCCAGCGACGCACGTTGCCGCCGTCCAGGACGTACATCTGGTCCTGCAGCTCGTCGAAGTGCATCGCGGTGTAGCCCGCGTCCAAGAAGTAGATTCCGGCCCCCCGATCCGCCGGGTTCAGCATGAAGCCCTTGCGACCGCCGCCGTCGTCGTAGCTGCCGAAGTACAGGCCTTCGTACATGCACCCGATGATCGAGGAGGGCACCAGCGCCTGCCAGTCCTCGCGCGTCATCAGGCCGGCCGTCAGGATGCGCGCGCCGCCTGCGCCGTACCAGCACAGCCCGTCATTGCTTGCCCAGGCCACGCCTGTGCCCATGCTGACGACGGATCGCGGTGCCACGCAGCCCTGCGGAATCTCCAGGGGCGCCTGGTCCATGGCCTCCGGCGTGGAGCCCTGAGCCAGCACGGGCCTGTTGGTGGTCAACACCAGCAGGCTTTGCCCGAACACACCAAGGGCAACCGGGGTGGAGTCTGGCGGGACGATGTCGTACCTGGTCGGCCAGGCGTAGGGCGTGTAGGGCTCGCAGAACTTCACCGCGCGGCCACTGATGCCGGCCAGCATCCCGTTCCACAGTGACGTCAGGTTGGTCATGCCGGCCGGTGGCATTGCCCAGGTAGCGGTTGGCAGCACTTCGCCCAGCGCCCGGTTGTCGTCGGTGGTGCTGGCGGTGCCGATTGCTATCTCGCGCAGGAAAAGGAACTCTGTTGACCCGCTGGAGCCGGTCTCGGTGCGGTAGATGCGGATCAGGGTGACGTTGTAGTTTCCAGCTGGAACCGAGGCAAACGAGCCTATGGTCGCCTGCGCGTCGAGTTTTCGGGTGTTCTCTGCGCTGACTGGGCTCGGCGCAGACTCCCAGCCCCACGAGGTCACGTAGGTGTAGACGTAGAAAACGGTCTGGTTCTCGGTGGAAGTGCCGCCCGCAGAGGTCGTGATGGAGGGCGCTGACGTTGGCGCCGGCACGCCCAGCGGGCGCCAGTTCGCGCCCGGGTTGTCCTGGGGGTCTGTGCCGTCCAGGGCCGTGTTGTCGGTGACTTTGGGCACCCCGTCGCCCGTGAAGTAGGTGCGCTCCGTGGTGTCGGACGTGTCGTAACCACGGACCGCGTGCACCACGCCGGTCCAACTGAGCCAGTATTGGGCGTGGCTCGCCACGTCGCGCCCAAGGCGGTAGATCGTCTGTCGTCCAGATGGCACCGTGGCCACCGTCAGCGGCTGCTTCCAGGGGCGCAAGTCGCCTCGCCCGGGCTTCTGGTTGCGGCTGATGGTGCCGACCTGCTCGGGCAGCAACGTCGGATGACTTGCCCGCGCCTCTCCGGCAAAGCCTCGAAGGCGGATCAACGACATATCAGCGGTCGCCCCTGAAGTGCATATAAGCCCCCGCGGTTAGGGCACCCAGGAAGGCCATGGTCACGGCCTGCGTGATGGTCTTCCATGCCGTCCTCTTGGCGCCCCGCCAGGCGTCCAGCAGTCCGCGAAGCTCAAGCACGTCATGAATCGCATCGGCGTCGTGAAGACCGATTGACTCCAGGGCCTCTCTGGCGCCCTTCCTGGCGGCCTGCTCGACCATGTCTTGCAGATATCGCTCGTCCACCGTCAAGGTTCTGGCTGGCTGCGTAGATCCATCGGTGCGAGAAAACGCGGGCCCCTCAGATAGGCTCTGCAGTCTTGGGTAGTCCATGGGTTGCTGCTCCTTCAATCACCAAAACTCGAAGCTACTGAGAGTGGCTCTGCAACTACGATTGGCCGATGTTATCCGCGATCAAACGGCCGGCCACACAAGCGCGGGAAGTTCCGCCTCGATGTCGGCGTAGCCCGATGGCATGGGCCGCGTCTTTGCCACCACCTGGTCCATGATGTCGAACAGAACCGCCCATGTCTGAGCCCGGATGTCGCGGGCGTAGACGCCCTCGATGCTGAACCTGGGCACCGAGCATCCAGCATAGCCGGTGGCGGACTTGATGTCGTCGTAACCCCGGGCCTGGGCAAAGGCATCCAGGCGGGCCTGCGTGGCCTGCGTGATGCTGTCCTTGATCTGCTGTGCCTTTGCCGCCTGATTCAAGGCCGCCGTCTCGGCGGGAAACGCGTACACCTGCCACTGCTGCTCCCAGTGGCCCTTGTCGGTCAGCGCGGGGGCGATCTCGCAAACTCCCTGGGTCACGGGATCGTAGGGCGGCTGCGGCGCAGGGAACACCCAGGAGTAGCCCGCGGGTGGCGTGAAGGGCACCGGGAAGCTGATGTTGGGATGGGCGGCCCTGATCTCGCTTTGGCTGACGGGGTACTGGTTGGTGGTCGTGTTGATGTACATGGAGGTCCTTACGCGATGGCCAGGAAGATGTAAGTGGCGCCGCTGACGTTCACATTGGTGGCGGCCACCTGATTGACGATGAACCCTGAGTTGTCGGGGTCGATGCTGTCGTTGGAGGTGACCTCGGCGGCCGTTGTGTTCAGGCTTAGATGGGGATCATTGGCCGCCACAATGCCGCGTGCCGTGTCCCACACGTACCAGTCGCCTGCGCTGTCCGTGCGCTTGATGAGCACGAACCGCGCCCCGCTAGTGAACCCGCAGTTGATCGTCTGGCTGCTGCCGTTGCCGGTGTAGCTTCCAACCTTGCTTACGCCGGGGCGGGAGGCGAAGAGGTAGGCGACCTGTGTCTGACCACTTGAATTGAGCGTGCCCCCCGGCTTAACAGAAAACTGAGTCGCGGTGGGAGTCGCCAACCACCTACCTGTTTCCGTGTAGAAGCCAAGATCGCCTCGGTTTAGATCGGCGGTTTTGTTGATGCCCTCAGAAGCAGCGTAAACACCCCAAGGCGAACTAGCATTTCGCGCTTTAATAATCATCAACTCTGGCGTCACGCCTAAGTTGTGGTTGAGCGTCAGATTAGAACCTGTCCCCGTATAGCACACCACATCAAAAAAGCCCGGGGCGCGGCGGAAGAAGTAGTTGATCCAGTTGCCGTATAAGGCGCTGTTCCAACCGCCACCGCGAGTGATGTTTTGGCTGTCGGCCTTGAGTTGAACATACGCCGATGTTCCAAATTCTGCCCCGGTTCCGGTTGACGTTAACCCCAATCCAGATGCGGTATATGTATTGCTCGGAACACCAATGCCGCGCAACCTGTCTACAAAATTGAAAGCGGTGCTTAAAGCCACTGTATTAGTGCCGTTTCTGCTAAACGTATTCACCAAATCCGGAGGGAATGGCACACCTGTGGAGTCAATCGTATCCGCTTGCGCAATAGCTTGAGCGTAGTACACACTCGTCCCCGAGGTCGGAGTCCTCATCGGGCCGCGACGGATGGCGATGTAGATGTAGGTAGCGGAATTGCTGGCGGACATCGTAAAACCTGTCGCCGTAGGGTGGCCTCGCGCTAGACCTGTAGTTTCCGCATCTGACAGGTTTGCTAGTAGCTGAACATCGCCAGCAGCGCCTATTGACCCGCTATCAACCCAGCCACGCATCGTGTCATGCATAAACCAATTGGCGGCGGAGTCAGTTCTTTTGTACAAAATCCACTGCGGCTCATACCCCAGCGTCACCGTAGCGTTGCCGGAGCCATCAGTCGTGAACGACCCACAGCTAATCACATTGTCCGTACCAGAAGCCCCAAAGCCCCCTGCATCGTGGGCGAAGAGGTAGGCGACGTAGGTGCCGCCAGAGGCGTTGACCGTAGTGTCAGTACCGAGGCTGAATTCAGTGCTGGTGGGCGTTGTGCTGTTCCAGCGCGTGGTGCCCGTAGCCTTTGCTGCCGAGCTGTTCAGCACCATGTATTCGGTGTTGGCGTTGCTGCGGTGGTAAACCTGCCAGTCAGCACTATCGTTTGTGCGCTTGACGATGATGCACCCCGGCACTGAGCCAAGACTGTGGGCAATGGTGCGGTTGCTGCCATTCCCCGTATACGTCACCACATCAAAGAACTTGGGAGCCTTGCGGAAGGTCCAGGAGGCGTAGTCGGACGAGCCATTTAAAAAAACGCTGTCACCAATCACAAAGCCGTTAGCATTGAACGACGTCAACGTTGTCGATTCGGTAGTTTGTCCACTAGACGACTGGCTGTCCAAACACAATGTTGCACCTCGCGCTGTGTCTATCAATTTGTGCGCGCTGGTGGAGAGGCGATTTTTGAACCAAACCAACCCGCCCTTACCCGACAGGTCAATCCCGTTGGTGATGGTCCGTGTAGCGTTGTTGCCGGTGTAGAGCCACGTCGAAAAGACGTCCTCGACGAAGACGGCCGCTGCGGCAGATGAGGCGCTGCCGGCCGCCATGATGATGTTCTTGGCGCTCACTTGACGTCCCGCCCCAAGAGAAGGCCCGTCCAGTTGGTGCCGCCGTCGTGGGTGTAGAACCCCAGAACGTCGCGCCCAGCCGCCGTCAGCGTTGGCGCTGTGCCACCTGCCCATCGCATGCCGGACCACCAAGTGATCGCCGCGCTGCCGCCGTTGGTGAGATCGAGGATGAAGCTCGCTGCCGTACCGGACGCGGGGACGTTGCTGACTGTCAGGGTCGTGGCGCCGCTGATGGTCCGCGTGAACCAGTTGCCGCTGTTGACGCCGATGTCACTGGCGGCCACGGCTACGCGAGCCTCGCGCAGGCCGCCTGTGAGCGCGCCTCCGGCCAGCGGAAGCCTGGCGTTGAGTTGCCCCTGGGCCTTGCCGAATGCCGCCAGGATCGTGTCGGCTGCGGCCAGCGCGGTGTTGGCCCCGACGGCGTACCCGGTCAGGGCCTTGCCGGTCACGGCCGTAGCGCCGACCGTGACTGTGATTGCCGTGGTTCCGGTTCCGGTCGCGTCGCCAGACAGCGTGATCGATTCGTTTCCCGTGATGTAGGTGGCGGGCTCCAGGCTCCAGGTGTCAGCCGCCGTCTTGCGCAGCAGCCCGGTCGTGCCGGTCAATGCAGCGATGGCGGTGAGGTCGGCATCGACGGGCTGGTACGCCGTGCTTGCGGTGTATGCCGCGCTGCCCAGGCTGCCGCCTGCGCCGATGTTGAGCGTTGACCCGTCCGTGCCGGAGAACGTGATGCTGTTCTGCACGATCAGGGTCTTGGAGGACGTGCCCCCGGCCGCCTGGAACCCGGTGGCGTTCGCCGTCAACGTCAGCCCGTTGTAGGTCTTGCCGGTCAGGGCTGACGGAACGTCGGCGTTGGCGATGGCATTCCATGCGGGGGAAGCCGACACCGACCCCGTCCCCGTCTGCGTGAGGAATCGTCTGGAGGCCAAGGTGTTGCCTGCCAGTCGATCTGCGGTGTTGGCCCCGCTGCCAAAGACGATGTCTCCCAGCGTCGTAATGGGCGTGAGGGCGTTGTAGGCAGCAGCCTTTGTGGTGTTGCCGGTCCCGCCGTTGGCTATGGCCAGGGTGCCCGCGACTGACACCACGCCGCCCGTGGCGATGTTGGGCGTCAGTCCCGTGGACCCGAAGCTGATGGAAGAGACTCCGGCCGCCGCGCTGGGCGGGGCGCTCGACCAGGTGGTGCCGTTGCTTACCAGCACGTTGCCTGACGCGCCCGGGGCGACCGTCTGCAGGGCTGCCGTGCCGTTTCCCAGCAGGACGCTGTTGGCCGCAAGCGTTGCCGACCCTGTCCCGCCGTTGGCCACGACCAGCGTGCCGCCCACTGAGACCGCGCCACTGGTGGCCGTGCTTGGGGTCAGCCCTGTTGCCCCGAAGCTGATCGTCGAGACGCCCGCCGCTCCGGGCGGAGAGCTCGACCAAGTGGTCCCGTTGCTGGTCAACACGTTGCCGCTGGCGCCGGGAGCCACAGCCTGGAAGGCCGCAGCGCCGTTGCCAAGCAGGACGGTGTTCGCCGTGAAGGTGGTAGCCCCCGTCCCGCCGTTGGCCACAGCCACGGTGCCGGTGACGTTTGCCGCGGTGCCTGTCGTGTTCTGGTTGAGCGTTGGCACGTCTGTGGCCTGAATGGCTGACATGACGACGTTCGTGCCGTTGCCCCGCAAGAACTGGCCGCTCGTTACCGCCCCGGCCAGAGCGTTGATGGCCCCCTGCTGCGTGGTCACGCCCGTCCCGCCATTGGCGACGGCCAGGGTGCCCGTGACGCCCGTGGACAGCGGGAGTCCGGTCGCGTTGGTCAGGGTGACAGAGGTCGGCGTACCGAGTACGGGCGTCACAAGCGTCGGGCTCGTGGACAGCACGTTGTTGCCCGAGCCGGTGGACGTGGTCACGCCCGTCCCGCCATTGGCGACGGCAAGGGTGCCGCCCACGGAAACCGCACCGCTGGTGGCCGTGTTCGGAGTCAGCCCTGTCGAGCCGAAGCTGATGGTCGAGACCCTGGCCGCAGGCGCGGAGCTCGTCCAGTTGGTGCCGTTGCTGGTCAGAAGGTTGCCGGACGTCCCGGGTGGCACGGTCGTTGTCGCGCTGGCAGCCGCGGAGGCTGCGCTGGCTGCGGCCTCGGCGGCCTTGGTGACGGCGATGTCCTTGGCCGCCACGGCGGCGACCTGTGCGGCCGTTGTGGTGGACACAACGGAGTCGAGATATAGCTGCCCGTCGCTCTTGCCCTCGTATGCCGGCAGGTTGGCGATCAGGTGCAGCGACGCGCTCGCTACGTTCGGCACGGTGGCCGTGGTCTTCAGCGTCTTGCCGTTGGGCGCAACGATGCGGATCGTGTAGACGGATGCCGTGGACCCAAGCTGGTTGGGCCACAGGTTCAGGACTGCCGTGCCGCTGGCGTTTGTGGTGACCTCGGTCAGCGTTGGAACGACGTAGCCTTCGTATATCTCGAAGCGATCGAGCCGCGCCGTGATGACGGCACCGGCAACCGGGTCTCCCGAGTCGTCACTGACGGAACACGAGACGGCGCAAGTCGGAAGTGGCATGTTGGGTCATCCTTGGTTGTCGGGCCATGTCATGGGCTCCGATCACTTCATAAGGCATTGAGGCTGATGTCGGGCTGCGCCGTCAGCCTCCAGCATTGGCCAGCGCCGCAGAAGCGCCTGCTGCGTTCGGGTTGCCCGCTGAATTGGGGGCCACGGCGATGGTGGTCTTCAGTTCAATCCCGAGCGAGTTGGCAAAGGCGCCGTAGTGGGCCTGGGCCCTGGCGGCGTTGCCGGCGAACTGACTGTCCTTCGTGTAGGCGCGGTACAAGACATAGTCCTGCAGAGCGTTGCCGTAGATATCGGGCGAACTGATGTTCCCGGTCACGGCCGTGAAGTCCGTGCCCTCTGCCGGCTCCGAGATATCGACGGGCAATGCCGAGTAGACCAGGTCAACAGATGCCCCGGACGCAGCGGCCGGTGGGTACACGTAGAAGACCCGCGGATCACGCGGATCGAACATGTAGTGCTTGATGTTCGTGGACCCGGTTATGTTGTGCCACCCGGGACTCTGAGAGTCCAAGATCTCTCTGGAAGCTAGGCGGATGGCTCCGCGAGTGCCGGCCGTGTTGCGCACGACGTCAATCAACTTGGTTCCGTTGGTCGGGATGGACTGCCGACTTCCGGCCACAAGTGCCTGCGCAGCGTTCGTCACCATCGCGTCTGGACGATGCACGATGATCTCTCGCTGGCCATCGTTCAGGTAGCGGACCAGTTCGGCGACGGGCCAGCGAATGGACGTTGTGTCCTGCAGCGTCTCGACGCAGCGGCGGATGATGGATTGAGCGGTGATGGGCATGGTTGCTTCGTCCTTGTTTGCTGCGCAGCGAGATCAGCACCACTTTGGATTGGCGCGAGGCACGGATGGGGCGTTGCCTCGAAAAGCCCGAATGGTGGCCTTGCCAAGGTGGCCCTGGTATTCACCAAACGCCCTGGCGGCGCCCTCCGGGTTGTGCAGCGCGCCAGGCACGCGCATCAGTCGGTATCGAGCCAAGGACGAGATGGCGTCGGCGTGCTGGGCCAGGATGGCATCTGGCAGTGTCTGCGCGGCGGGGCTCGGCATCAGCGCAGCCTGGATCTCCAAGCGCGATCCGGCCGCAAGGGAGCGAGTCAGAGTGATCGTCACCTTGTCGCCGGTGACGATGCCAAGGCTGGCGTTCTCGGATGTGGCCGGGTTCTTCTCTTGCGACAGGAACGACAGGATGCCGATTGGTGAGCCGTTGCAGGTTGCGCGGTACAAATCGACTACTGCGCTTCCGGTAGGCAGGTCAAGGTCGTACTCGCGGGTCGAGCCCGAGACGGTGATGGCATCAAGCCACTCCACCCATGCTCGGCTGTCGCGGAGGAACTCAGCCGCTGCAAGGTTGATCTCCTGGTCCAGCATTGGATCCGGGCACCCTGGCACATACGGCAGGACGCGCGGATACAAGGTCGAGAGCAGAGCCACGAAGATTCACCTTGCAGGACCGCCGGACTTAGCCGGCGTCAACAGTGGAGCCTCTTTTGGCCCGCTTGCGCGCAGGCTGCGGTGGCGTGTTGAGCTCCACGGGCAGCCCTGTTCCGGCGTCGAGTTCATCGTCTTCTTCGCCGCCTTCTGATGTGCCTTCGGCCACCGGTGCATTGAAGTCGGCCAGCTTCAACGCGGCCTCGAAGTCGGCCTCATTGGCGGGGTGGAAGTTGTGCGTACTCAAGAGCGCAGCCAAGTCCTTGTCGTCGGTGACATCGCACTCCAGTTCGCCATCTGCACTGGCTTCAAAGTCGTAGTTGCGGCCACTCGCCCCGAGAGCGATGACCGTCCCGTCGGTGCGAGGCTTGATCGATGTGACGAGTTTCATTTCCAGTCTCCAGAAAAAAGGGGCGGGAGAAGGACATCCCGCCCCACCCCCGTGGGTCAACATTGAAGGCTTGTCGTGCCCATCAGGTCGTCAATGGGGCCTCTGCGCCAGATCAGGCGGGGCGATACCACAGCGTCAGGGCAAGCTGGCCAGCAACGGCTGTTGCCGCAGCGGCCGTCAGGATGATGCCGATCTGACGGTCAACCTGGGATTGCTGCACCAGCTTCAGCGGCCGAGAGGCCAAGATGCCGGACGCGGAGCCGCCTGCGGTGCGGCCGATGGTTTGACCCGTTGCCCAGGCGGCACCTCCGTCGGCGGCGGCCGTCGAAAGCGCGGTGACGGCGGCGTTGACCACGCCCACCGAATAGGCGAGCGTAGGCGTGGCGTTGCTGTCAAGCTGCGCAGCGTCAATCTCAAACGCCACGGGAACATGGCCGGCCGGCAGGATGCCAACGGCGCCGCAGACTCCATTGGCGAGGTCGGCGGTGGCAAGCGACACCGGGTATCGCTGGCAGACGACGGTGGCGTCCGAGCCATGGACGGCCTGCGAGCGACCAGTAAAAAAGTCGTTCGCGTTGTTGGTTGCGGCAGAAAAAGGCATATCAGTCTCCTTTGTTCAGGTGTGGTGACAACGAAGGCTCAGCGGTTCGCTGCGGCGGTATCGAGGCTGAACACCCCGAAGTCCTGCGCGCCCGTGCCGTCGTGCGTGAACGTGACCTTCTTCATGCCGAAGATCGAAGAGGTCGTGATGACCACCTTGTCGCCGTTGTCGCGAGTCTCTTCGTTCCAGTCAAAGCGCATGTTCGTGCCCGGGGAGCCGAAGGCCACAACCGCGGCCTGAGAGCCCATGAACAACGAGCGAGCGGCCTCGATGTTGGCGCCAGCGCCTGCGTTGCCGAATCGGATCACGTTGCGGTGCGAGTGCAGGATCACGCCGCGGTACATGCCGAGGGAGCCCTTGAACAGGGGGCTGCTGCGGCCTTCGGCGGCAGCCGCAGCCTTCTGGATGTCCAGCCACTGCCCCGTGGCCGTGTTGGCGCGAAGGTCGTCCTCCTGGAACGTGTGCATGACGCAGACGAACGTCTCGTTTCCTTCGATCTTGCAGGGCTGCAGCACCGGGATGTTGGTGGCGCCACCGCCCTGTGCGTCGGCTCGTGTCTTGGCCCGATCCACGAGGCGAAGATCGAATCTGTCGCCCACGGCGATGTTGTTGAAGGCGGTCGCCGCGTTGCCAAACAGGGTGTGATTCGCGTCCGGGGTGACCAGTGGGTTACTGGACCGGCCGGCGTATCCCAGCGGCAGCAGAAAGTTCGGGTTCACGCCACGCGCGCCGGACAGGTAGATAAACAGCAGCTCATCCATCAGTCGGGCCCACCAGCTCGACTGCTGGCGCTTGGCGCGCTCGCGCAGGTCGTGCAGCGTGCGCTTGCGGGTCATGCGACCGCCCGTGTTCACGCCACACCGAGCCTGGTCGATGTAGATCGTGTCGGTGTAGAACTTCTGACCTTCTTCCTTGCCTTCGAGGATGTCTTCGCCCTCGACGGGGGCCATCTTCAGTTCGGCAAGCAGGTCGTAGGAGATCATTTCGCCAGCGTCGGTCTCCAGATCCGTCAAGATCTGAATTGGCACCTCGGCCTCAGAGCCGCGCGCCATGAATCGCTGGTTGAAATAGGACTTCTGGGACTGATCGAAGGCCAGCAAGCCAGCCCACTTCTTTACAGCCTTGGGATCATTGACCCCGATGATGGTACGAGCCATGGAAACACTCCTTTGGGTTGAACCTCAAGGAGCACGTCCTGCGCTCGCCTGCTGCTATCAGCGTGTGGCGCTACATTGCCACGCTTGGTACGGATTGGTCTTGGTCTGCGAACTCGGTGTTCGCCTTCTCGATTTGCACTGCGGGCGGCGCAGTCACGCGCAGCCGAACCAGTTGGCCGGACTTCTGCTTTTCAGCAAGCTCGACAACGGCCACGGCCTCACCGAGCCCGCCGCCGAGGGAGAGGACAACCCTCTCCCCGGGGCGAACATCCATCATCAGCGACGGCATGCGCGCTCCAGCCTTCCTTGGGTTAGGCCGCGCGCAAGAAACGCTCGCGCTGCGTCGGGGTCATCCGCGCTATCGCTGCCTCGTAGGCCATGCCATCGAGGGCCAGGACGTCGGCAAACTCGCCTTCCACGTCCCCCGGCCCGTCGCCGCCGGGCACATTGGCCAGCGTTACGGGCACCGCGTCAACGGGCGGAGTGCGCTTGGCCGATGGCTTGCTGTTGGTGGGCGCCGGGTTGTCTCGGGCCGGTGGCGCGGTCAGTCCGTGAAGGGCCTGCACGCGCCGATGCGCCTCCTGCAGAAACCACTCCATCGGCTTGTCCGAATTGGTGGACTTGTTGGCCAGCGTCTTCACGAACTGGTCCAGGTCCTCCATCTTCTCGGAGTCCTTGCGGTAGTCGAGCCCGCCTTCTTTGGCCGCCTTGTCCAGGAACGAATCGACTGTGTTCTGCCATGCCTGCTGCGCACTCTGCGCAGTCATTTCCTGGCTGATCTCGGCCTTGGTGCGCGCGATGGTCAGCGTCTCGCGCTCGCTCAGAAGCTCGGCGCGCTGGGTCTCGAAGTCGTCGAACTCCATTTCGCCGGATCGGAACTTGCGCTTCAACTCCGCTTCGCGCTCGGCAAGCTCCTGCACCTTGGTGTCGTAGTCCGCGGGAAGGGGCGCCTCGTAGCGCGAGCCCTGCTGGCGGGCCTGCGCGGGGGCGGGCGTTTCATCGGCGGCGGGATCGGTCGCGGCGGCCGGCGCATCTTCGGTCTTGTCGGCGGCGGCCTTGTCGGCGGCGCCCTTGCCTTCGACAGGGGCGGCGTCGCTCGACGCCTTATCGTCGTCGTCGTCGTCTTCGTCGTCGTCTTCGTCCCGTCCGTCGTTGTCGCTGCCTTCTTCGCCAGCAATACGCTGCATCGCGGCGAGCTCATCGGGGGTCAAGTCTGAGGACTCGACGGCCTCTCGCTCTTCCGGGGTCAGTGTGGCCAGTGCGTCGGCATCAAGCTTGCTCATGCGCGCGTCCTTTCAGGTTGGTTGGTGGGGGGGTTGGATCCAAAGGTCTTCGCGGGTCAATCCGCGTCGTCGGCCGCGACCTTTGCTGCGGCCATCATCTTCTCCTTGGCCAGGGCCTGCGCTGCAGCAAGCCTCTTAGGGTCGGCCTTGATCTTCTCGGCTTCCATGAGAGTGTTCAGGTCGCCCTCGATCCGCCAGCGGTTGTCATCGCTGATGGCGATGGCGCGAGAGGTCTTGGTCTTGGCCATGGGGTGCTCCCTGGTTCAGTTGGTGATTGGCGCTCAACGGGGTACTGCGCCGATGGTTGCGAACTCGTCGGCCACCGCCTGCGGGTTGCGCGGCATGGCCGGGCGCGGCGCTGAAGCGGCCGGCGCCGTTGGCCTGGGTGCGGGCGCGGGCACTGCGGATGGCGCGGCCTGCGCCGGCAGCCACTGCACGCCCTCGACGGGTCGCCCACCCGGGCCCAGCTTGATCGTGAACTTGGCGCCGGGCGGAATCTTGCCCGCAGCGCCAGCGGCCTCTGCCTCGGCCATGGTGTTGAACACCAGCGGTGCGGCACCGGCTGCACCTGTGGGCGCGGGCGCCGGAGCGCCCGGGGCGGGGGCGCCACCAGCACGGGCTGTCGACATCGCGTCAAAGAACTCCAGCGCCTGTCTGGTGACCTTCTCGGCCTCCTTCGCGCTCCCCTGGCTGGCGGTGACTGCCTTGCCGTAGATGTCGCGGGCGAACTCTTCGCGCGACTGCGTGCGCGACTGGTTGGCCCACACGAGGGCATCGGCCATGCTGTTGACGCCAGGCACCTTGGCGTCGAGCGCCCACTTGGCAAGCTGCACGGTCGCGGGCGCATCCTTGCCTACCGTGCCGGGTGCTGCGCTGATGATGCCGACCTTCACCGCCTCAAGGTCTGCGGCCGTGGCGCTCGGATTGTTCTGCTTGTAAAGGGCGACCGCGGCGTTGGCGCGCGTCTCCGCCTCCTTTCGGGCCTGGGAGTCCGAAGCGGCCTGTCGTCTTGCGGCTGCATCGGCCCGCGCGTTGTCCGCCTTGATGTTGTCGATGCTGGCGCCAGTCTGTGCAACCTGGTTGGTGTTGCCGGCCACCTGGGATGTCGTCAGGTTCTCGTCCCTGATTGCCTGGGCAAGGTCCTTGTTGACCTCTTCCATCATCTTCAGAGCGCGCGTCGGGTTCACGTCCAGCAGGCCAACGGCGGCGTACAGCTTGGCCTGCTCGCCACGGCTCAGGGTTTCAAACCGCGCCCTGCCGTCGTTGCCAACTACGGACAGGCCCACCAGTCCGTTCTTGTCCGGCGTGGACATCGTGATCCGCCTGGATGTTTGGTTCACGAAGACCGTCGTTGCGCCGATCTGGTCCTCGGTCGCCTTGTACTCCTTGGTGCGCTGGGCGACGAAGGCATCTTCGGCCGCGGTGCGGCGCTCGGCCTCAAGCGAGCGCAGTCGCTCAATGTCGCCCGTCGCTGCAGCGATGGCCGCCATCTGGCCGCTCACGCGCTGGCGGTACTCGGGCGACAGCGGATCGACAGCGCCTCGCACCGTCAGGGCTTGCTCGTTGGCGGCGTTGGATCCACCGCGCACCGCAGGCGCTGCAGGCATGACGCCTGCGGCCGGGCCCGTGACTGCGGGCGCGGGACCGACGGCCGCGTCCGGCGCTGCAGCAGCTGGCGCCTGGGCGGCGGCTGGCATCACCCCTTGGCGCGCTGCGTTCTCGGCCATCACGGCGTTGTCGGACGCCTGCAGTGCCGCGTTGAAGTCGGCATCGAGGGCTGCATTGGTTGCGGGCCGATCGACGCCCTGAATCGTGTCGGTCAGGCCGCGCGTCAGTTGCGCAACCTCGGATCGTCTGCGCGCTTCCTCTGTGGCAGCGTTGATCTGCAGGCGGGTTGCTTCCTTGCGAAGCTCGCGCTCTTCGTCTTCCTTCTTCTGCCGTTCGACCCGCTCCTTGCGGTCGAGGGCATCGGTTGCGATGCGGCTGCCAAGCCCAAAGCCAGCCTGAAAGGCGCCCATCTTTAGACCTCCACCATTTCAAGACCGAGGCGCTTGTAGTCCACCGAAGCGAACCCGAGATCGTCGCGCGATACGGCATCCGGGAACTTGCTTTCCACCTCGTCGGCCATGACCCCGCGGTAACGCTTGCCATCGGTCGTCCCGATGTAGGCGAACTCGTAGAGACCCAGGCCCGTGCGCTCGTCGCGGCCCACGGGGACCACGCCCGTTTTCAGGCGCGGGTCCGAGGGAAGAAACTTGGTCGTTGCCGCGCCGGCTGCCGCACCAAGGATGGTGTTGAACGGATCGCTCGATGCGGCGATCTGGTCCTGCGCGTTCTTGAATCCGGCCTGGGCGTTGAACATGCTGCTCGCGTTGGCGCCCATCTGTCCGGCGACGGTGGCAGCGGCTCCGTATCCACTATTCATGCCGGAGACGCCAGAGTTCACCACGTTCACACCGCCAGCGGCCATGCTCGCGCCCTGGCCGGTGGCCTGCATGCTCATCGCCGGGTAGCCGGCAAGCGCGTTGTTCGCGCGGTCGGTCAGGGCGTAGCCTTCGGTGCGCGCGGCGCGGCGCGCGTTGTTGGAGGCGCCGGCCCTCACGGCCGCTTCGCCCAGGACAAGGGCTGTGTCATCAGATCGACCAGAGCCCGGCATGACGCCACGTCGCGCCAGATCCCGGGCCGAGGATGCGCGTGCGTTGGCAATGGCGATAGAAGCATCGGCGCCGGCCTGTCGAGCCAACACGTCTGCGCGCTGGTTGGCGTCGAAGGTCGTGGCGTCGTTGGCCATGCGGTCCTGCACGCCGGACAGCATGGAGCGCCTGGTGAGCATCCATTCGCGATCAGCACGCGAGTCGGCCACGCCTTGGCGTGCGCTATCGAGCGCAAACTGCGTGACCTCGCGCTGCAGCGGCAGCATGCTTTCGCTGTTGGCAAGGATGCGATTGAGGGCCCTGTCCTGGCTGTCCATGGATCGGACTTGCGCCTCAACAAGTCGCGGGTCTGGCGCTGGCGCGCTTGAGCTTTTGCTACCCATGCTTGTTCTCCAGGAATCGGCACTCATCGCGCCACATGACATAGAGGATCACGTCACCACCATCGGCAGCCGCGGCCCGAAGGCGGGCCTCTTCTCGAAAACCCAGGTGCTCGTCGAAGCGACGCGCGACCTTGTTGTTGGCGTCCACGTAGCCGCTGACGCGCTTGAGCCCGCAGACCAGGAACGGGTAGGCGAAGCACGCGCGCAGGTAGTCGCGTGTCAACCAGCGAGCGCCGGGCTCTGCGGCGACATGCATCCAGGCGTTGAACTGGTTGATGCCCTCAAAGAGCACGCCGGCCACCAGTCGGCCGCTGCGCTGCAGGCCAATGGCCACCATGTCCTCGGACGTGCGCATGCCCGGGATCAGCGAGCGCATGAATGCCGCGACCTTGGGCACGTCGTAGACAAAAGCGTGGGACATAGACGGCAAGCCTGCCACGCTTGCCACGGTCAAGGCTGCCGCAGCGCGTCGTAGGCGCGCTCGCAGGCGGCTCCGGCCGCGCCTCGCGCGTCCGCTACCGCAGCAAGGTGTCTACCAGCCGCTTCCAGGCGTCCAAGCACGTCGGAGAGCACTGCTCCGGGTTCGGTGGTTGCCTGGCTTCCTGGGGCAGCGGCGGCTTCTGCGGTGGCGGCACAACGGGCGGCGACGGCGGCGGCGCGGTGGCGCAGGCCGTCACCAGCAACGCGAGCATCGACAGCAGCAGCCGCGTTGCGACGGAGTTGGTCCTGAGTGTCACGGGCGATCTCCTGGTGCTTTCGCACCCAAGCGGTTTCAACGGCGCGGTATTCGGCCTGGGCCTGGAGGGCGGCGGCAGCCGACTGCTGGCGCTCGGTCTGGATCTGGGCGCGAAGCTCGGCGACCTTGATCCGCTCAAGCTGCAGGCGCCAGGTCTGCACGCCAGTCAGGACCGCGCCGACCGCAATGGCCACGGCCAGGGCCCTCACAGCCAGCCCTCGTACTTCGGCGACCTCACGACGAGGACGTCGTGGACGTGGTGCCGGTTTATGTCGCACGCGCTGCGGCTTCCGTACAGCGGCGCGCGGGACTTGGTGCACGTCCCCTCAACGTGCCCAAACCATCGCTGAGCATCGCACGCGGGCGTCACTTGGCAGGCCCTGCGGTCACGCTGCACGCCACCCATGCCGCCGTTGTACGCGGCGTCGGTGAAGGCCAGCCGCTCCATGGGGTCCCCGATCATGCGCAACACGGTGTAGTCGTCCCGGGTTTTCAGGATCACGGCGCGGATCTGCAGGTCGGGCCGCTGGTAGACGTTGGCCCACGACCACTCGCGCAGCGCCGGATGGCGGTCTCGCATTTCTTGCAGGGCGTCAAAGCGCAGCCGGCCGTCTGGACTCCATGCGCGCGTGATCTGCCCCAAGCCAGCGCCTTCCTCGCGGGCCGACTTCAGGCGGCTCGACGGGTTCCAGCAGCGGCTGTGCCGCAGCGTGATGCAGCTTTCATGCTCGACCAGCGCAGGCAGCAACGCGCGCCTGGGATGGTCGGGCCAGTGCCGCTCCTGCTCGACCCGAAAGCTCTCACGGTGGGCCCCGGCAGCGGCAGGAATGTAGGTGTGCACGTCCTGGGCCCTGGCCACGCCTCCAAACAAGCCCATGAGGCCGTAGGCGACGATGGCCAGCGCGACGAGCGCCAGGCCCGCCCCGATTGGGTGCTCGCCGGCCTTGCCGAACAGTTGCCTGGCGTCAGCCTCGGGATAGTCGTGCATGGCCTTGCGCGCCAGGTGGACAAAGCCCACCGCCAGCAAAGGCGTCACCAAGGACAGCAGCAGCATGCCGGTTGTTACCCCCTTGTCGGGGTCTGTGGCCAGCAGCGCGGCCAGCACAACGCCCGACCCGCCGGCCAGAAATAGGGTGCGAAAACGCATCGTCAATCCTCCATTGGATATCGGGCCGACATCACGGCCCGCTGTAGCCTTGGGCGTTGAAGTACACGGCGCCCGTGCCGGAGGCGCTAAGCGTGGCGACCTCAAGCAAGGTCGCGGCACTGCCGCGCAATGGCTTTATGAACTTGATGTCGGTGAGTGGCAGCCCCGCCGTTGGAATGCGCACGCGCCACAGCACGGGGCCGGCTGCGCCATTACGAATGACAAGATCAGTGGCCGTGCCCAGCGGCTCTGACTGCACCTGCACGCCGGTGATGTAGTTGCAAATACCCGCTGCTTGTGCAGCACGGATCGTGACGGGCGTGGTGGTGTTGAGGATGCCGCCTGATGCGGCAGGGTAAGACCAGGATAGCCCGGGGAGCGCGAAAGGCTCCGTCACAGCGCCGCCGGCCGCGGACATGGCCTGACCCGCGACAGCGATTCTCTCGGCAAAAGTGCCGTCGTTCATATCGACCAAGAGTTTGGTGTAGCCCTCTTGGTCTTTGAGTTTGATGTCTGGCATGTTGGCTTCTCCGAAATGGGTTGACTGTTGGCCCTGGGTTGCTGGTGCGGTCAGGCGGTCTTGTCGGCCCGGCCCTCTGTTGCCGGGGCCTTGCGCAAAGTCTGCTCAATGGCCGCAAGGCGGTCGTCGAGGGCCCTGATCTGGCGATTGCTTGCGTCCTGGATGTTGGCTACTCGCTCTTTGGCGTCGGCCTCAATCCGAGCCACTTGAACCTTGGTGTCGGCTTCGCGGTTGATCTGCATCGTGCGATTCGCCAGTTCGGCCTGCGCCTTGCGCAGAGCCTCGCTCAAGCGATCAATCTCTGCGGACGTGTCTGCGCGCACCTTCATCAGCGCTTCTTGTGCATCAGACTGCGCCTGGGCGTCGCCACCGGCCCCGACGGCGCTGGCCTCGGACTCCATCTTGGCGGCCTTGGCGTTGAGCTCACGCACCTTGGCGCGCTGCTCGTTGAGCGCCTCCATGGCCATTTCTCGCTGAACCTGCATTGCCTCGGCTTGGGCCATGGCCTGCTCTTCGGCCTGCTGCTGCTCTTCGGGGGTAAGCTCCTTGTCCGGGTCGCGCTCTCCGGTCAGCTTGCGGATCTGCTCGGCGATCTCCGACTTGTTGGGCAGGTCGGAGAACTCCATGGCAATCGTCAGCACGCGCAGGCTCACCTCGGGAGGGAGTCGGGCTGCCAGATTGTTCAGGCTCTCGAACATGACCTGGCGCAGCGTGCCGGCATAGTCTTGCTCCGCCACGACGAAGTCGGCCATTGAGGCGGTGATGTCGTTCAAGTGACGCACGGACCCGTCGGGCTGGACCTCGGGCACGTTGACCTTGACCCACTCAATCGCGCCCTTCGCGCCCGTCAAGCGGATGACCTTCTCCTCGGTGTACCACTGTTCCACGAGGGAAAGCTGCTTCTCGCCCTGCACTTGGACGCCGAAGCGCAGGTTGTCAAACGGCTCGGTGGTGACGACGCTGCCCTGCAGTTGACGGGCCTTGATCGCCTCGCCGGACACGGCGTTGGTCTGCCGACCCATGTTCTCGTCCGCGACGCCGGCCGACCGTTGGATGGTCGATTGGGCAAGCTGCATCATCGTTATCTGCCCGGTGGCCGCGTCGGTGTCGCGCTTGATCTCGACCTTGCGTCCGGGCTTGGTGACGATCAGGCCGTCCGGCCGGTCGGCCTCGTCGCGCAGCAGCTCCCAGTCTTCTGTCGCGCCCTCTTCGGCGATGACCTGATTGGTGTTGAGCATGAACAGGGCCTTTGACGCCCGCTTGTTCAAGTCTTGCTGGATGTCGCGCACGCGACGCACCGCGCCGTAGGGCAGCCGGTCCCTGGATCGGCGGTAGCACCAGATGGGTGTGAGCGTGTAGCGGTTGTGGCGGTATGGGCTGGGCCCGTAGCCCAGCATGTACTGCTCCGTGAAGACCGCGATGTGGACGCGCATCATCATGCGGTCCACCAGCATGCTTGCGGACTTGCCAACGGCTTCACGCAACACGGCGTCGCGCGCCGTCAGGATGGCGCCTTTCATCGGGCCATCGGCAACTATGGTGACGCGCGCAGGGGTGCGGTATTGGCCCTCGATGAGTTTGACGCGGCGCCGTTTGGCATCAGCCAGCGACCCGGAACCCGATGCCCGAAGGGTGCCGGTCTTGAGTTGAGTCAGGTCGTGGGCGGTGTACCACGTATCTTCTTCCCAGCCATCGGTCGAGTAGTTGGTTGCCTCTTCGGTGGCAGACCGGATCTGCACGGCCCGGTTGGGGAACATCATCACGGCGATGTCTTCGTCCACCCAGCGCCAGCGGAACATGTAGCGTGCATCGCTCAGGTCGGGCTCGTAGGCCGCGGAGTCCCAAAGCACATTGCGCCAGTCTTCGTACTTGGAGTAGAGGATGTCCTGCGTCGGGTCGTCGCGGGTGCCGTCGTCCATCCAGCCTACGCCGGCCTTCAGCGCATCCGCAAAGGCCCTGGAGCGGGTGAATGGCACACGGTTGATGTCGCTGACGTACTTCAACACCTTGGTCTTCACGTCGGCCGACTGCACGTCGTCCTCAGTGCGGGGCAGTACCTTCCAGTCCACGCGCGAGCGGCGCTCGGTGCCGATCAGCCAATCGACCATCGGCGCAACCTCGTTGTACACCAGGGGCACTTGCCCGCGATTCTTCAGGGTCGTGGCGTCCTCCGGGTCCCACTGCAAGTTGTCGTAGAAGTCGCAGTCCATCGCCATGTCCAGGCGGTTGAGTGACTGCTTCTCCTTCTCGTAGTAGTACCACTCCAGCAGCTTGCGAAGCTCGCTGCGGGCTTCTTCTCCGTCCAGCGCGCCACCTCGGACCTCGGGCACCCGCCCGGCGCTGTCCATCGTTTGCGCCTGCCTGCGAAAGTAGTCGTCTCCTGGCGCCTGTTTGCGGCTGACTCGGTAGTCGAATGGTTCAGCCATACGACACCCCTTCCGTTTCCAGTCGAATGTCCTCGCCCGCGATGGGCTGGCCGTCCGCGCGTAGTTCCATGCGCCCGACCGAGGCGCGCATTAGCTCGGGCGGCGGCGCCGATGGCATGCGCACAAGGTCAGGCAGGCCCTCGTTGATGATGGTCGCCAGCCTTACCCAGTTGACTTTGCTGGGCTCCAGCCCCAGGACGTCGCAGGCCGTGGCGCACTGACGGGCCAGGTAGGCCGGGGCGTCGTATTTGAAGGCGGCAGACTCCATGACGATGTACCAGGGCGCCCCCTTGCGGAAGGTCGGGATAAGCACCAGGGCTCGCTCGTCGTTGACCCAGGTGTATACGGCTGTAATGTCGCCGTGTTGACGCGACATGAAGGATTTGCGCAGGTCAAGAGAAACGCCCATGGGTATGCCCAGCACCGTGAAAACGGCGCAAGGTTGCCACGCTTGCCACGGACTGACGCGCCCGCAGGCTAAGAGGCCATGCCGGTCCTTCTGCGGCGCACAAGAGCGCCCTGCGGTGACGTTCCTCGCATGGTGTCCTCGGCAACGATGCAAAGCATGCCGAAGGCGTCGGCCGAGTGGCTCGACCAGTCGTGCTCCGGGCCCAGGCCCACGTCCCGAGCCTCGTCGCGCTTCTCGTGGTACATGCCCAGGGCGTCGCGGCCCGCCTCGGTGGTGTCCGCGTTGAACCACACGGAGGGGAACACGCGGCGCGCGGCCTCGATGCGGGCGATTGCTGCCCCCGGCCCCTGGTTGGGCACCACTTCCACGGTGTAGCCGGCCCGGTTCAGGGCGGACTCGTAGCTGACGTCAAACACCTTGTCGTGCGTCACCCCGTCGTGCGGCAGCCATATGTCCATGCGGTCGGGGCCGTATCCCTTCTTCTGGGCCCAGAGTAGGTGCGCCTCCAGCGGCTGGCCCTGTGCCTCGTAGTGGTCGAGCACGCGGACCTCGCGGCCGATGAACTGCGCCACCCACCAGACGTAGGAGTCGGCTTTCTTGCCGGTGCCGCCGATGTCGGTGAAGGCCCGCAGGCGCATCAGCGGGTCCGGGGCGACGCGGCTGATTCGTCCCGCGGCCTTGGCTGCGGTCAGGCTCTTGGCGTAGTAGGCCCCGGCGACGACGGTGGCGTAGGCGCCCTCCCATATCCAATCGTAGGTGTCCGGGCGCTTGGCAAGGTCGCGTTGGCGCTGGCGCTCCAGGACGGCGGGGAACTTGGGGTTGTCGCGCCAGTTGAGTTCCGCGACCTTGATGCGCGGGTCCTTGGTCTGGCGGAATCGCTTGTCGGTCGCGGAGCCCTTGCGCTTGGGGTTCCATGTCACCCAAAGCTCGGCGTGCCAGCCGTCGCCTTCCTCGCGCAGCGTCGGGATCAGAACCGACCAAGCGTTGTCGGACACGCCCTCGGCCTCGTCCACCCAGCACAGCAGGATGCGGCCCTTGGACTTGATCGAGTCGATGTTTCGCTCAAGGCCGGCGAAGGTGTATTCGATGCGGCCATCGCGGGATCGGACGTAGGTTTCGCCGATCTCGTAGTAGTCCATCAGCCAGGGCTCATCCTGGATGGCCCGCTTGATCTCCTCCAGGCTGGAGTCGGACAAGCTGTTTTGGAACTGTCGGCCGCACAGAATCTGCCCGCTGATGCCTGCCTTGCCGAAGATCATGCCGCGCACGGCTGTCAGCTTGGCGAACGTGCGGGTGTTGTGTGTGACGGTGCCATCAGCGAGCATGAACAGGTGATCCCCGTCAAGCTCAAAGCCGAAGTATTCGCCGTCTCCAATGGGCTTTACGTCGATGCGAGTCCGGCGCCAATCCTTGTTCTTTCTCGCGTTCTCAAGGCCCCTGCGCTTTCTCTCAATCTGCACAGGAACGCGGTCCACGTCACCGCCGATGAAAACTCGGATAGATGGGCACGCACGACCGTTGCACATGATGGTTTGGCGATTGCGCGACGCCTTGAACCCCAGCCCGTGCGCGAGGCGGGCAATGTCGTTAGCCATGCGCTCGCTGGCTTGCGTGATTTCAATGCACCCATTGGCGACATGACCGTCCGTGTCAGCCAGCCCAGCAAGCAGGGCAAGCCGTTGTTCCGTCGAGGACCCAAAGTAGACCTCTGGGATGTGCTTGTTGCGAAACACGCCAGCGACGCGAAGTTGCTGGACAAAGCTACCGGAGCGAGCGAAGTTGGAGCCGATGTAGTACCTGGGTGCCCTGTTCGGTGTTTCGATTTTGCTTAGCGACCATCCGTTTTCGGACGAAACTCTAGTCAGGTGCGCAACCACTTCAGGGTCTATGTTGGTGATTTCCGGGGCTTTTGAAGACCCGTCTCCCAGCCACAGTCCAAGCAAGTAAGGGTCAACCGGAACCGTCTTGTGCGCTCCGATGACAGGCCTGCGGAAGCCGAAATGCTGCGTCTTGAAACGCTCCGGCTTCTTGGCGTACTCCTCGGCAGTTATCAGGGAGTAGCCGCGGCCCGTGTCATATCCGGCATATCGACCATTGGGACGTTGAGGGTTTCCCGCGGGGCTGATGTCCCCATAGTCTTTTCGGGAAGACTCAGATCGCTCCAAGACAAGGATGTGCGCGTCGTTGCAGACGTAAGACATTCCTGTCTTTTGCGTCACGCGATACAAGGGGCCAATCCCTTGCGTGGTGCTTAGAACCGTTCGTGATGATCCGTCGGGGCCAAGAAGTTGGTCTCCTATCAGCACGTCCTCGACCGCAACGAGAGAGGCGTCTGCGCGGAGAAGCATTGTCCCTCGACCGAGGCACTTGCCCGATCCGCGGCCCCCGAAGGCGCCACGGACGTCAGCGTCCCCCTCCCAGACGGGGATCAGTTTTGGCGGGAGAGGGACTTGGACTTCCACGGGGTCGGATTGTTAAGCACGCGGGGGCGCCACTGCGGTGCGCTGGCCTGGGCGGCTTGTGTGGCGCCGGTCAGCGCAGCCCGCACGACGACGGGCCGGCCGACGGCGCTCACGTAGAAGGGGATGCCCTGCTGGCGCAGGGCCTCGATCTGGTGGGCCTTGCGCTTGCGGCCCGTCAGGGCCACCAGTTCGTCGGCCGTCAGGAAAGTCTGCACGTCGCGTCGGCCCGTTGCGGTTGGTCTGCGGCGGTCTGCGGCGGGCCGGCGACGATCTCGATGCGACCGACCCGGCCGGCCAGCTTGTAGCCCGCCACCCCTGCAGCAGTGAAGTACGTCTCGATGTGGACGTCCTCGATCACGGCGAACACCATGCAGCGGTCCAGCAGCTTCGGCGCCAGCTTGGTCGCCCTGGTGCCCCACAGTCCACCCTCGACCATCTGGAAGGGCCTGCCTCCCGAGGTTGGCCGAGTGCCGTAGTGGTACGCCAGGGCCAGCGTCACGACGGGATCGCCGTTTGGCAGCGAGCGGACCTCGGCGTCTCCGTGGATGCGGAAGACGCCGGACAGGCATGCGGCGGTCATCCTGTTGGCCCTTCGCTCGCGCCCGGGGCCCCCTGGCCCTTGATGCTCGTCATCACTTCTTCCAGGTCGTGCCGCAGCAGCGGCATCAGCATGGTCACGTCGTTGCGGTCGATCTTCGCGGCCGACATCAAGCCGACGAAGTTCTCCTGCAGCGCCGTGAATCCGGCGCAGAGCACGCCTGCGACATCGGTGCCGATTTGCAGGCCCTGACTATGGATCAGGTTGTGCATTTCTTCGACCTGGAACAGTACCGCTGCGGCGCGGGCGGTCACGATGGCGTGATCGTCACCGCGCCGGGCCTGTAGGCTTTCGATGGCCTCTGACGCACGGTCTGCGGCGGCGACGCCGACCATGATGATGGGCGGGCGCTCGGTCATGCAGCCTCCGCGCCCCGGAACAGGGGCGGCGCCTCGGGCTCGTCGTCGCGCTGCGAGGCGTCCTCGATGCGCGCCGGCTCGGCTGCGGTCAGCAAGGCCACCAGTTGGTCCTGGCTGGCCACGTCAACCGCGATGGTGTCGCGGGCTGCGTGGTTGCGCGCCTGGGCGGCATTCGAGGCGCGGATCAGGCGCTCGGCGCCGGTGTCGGTGTGCCGCACGAGGTAGATGCGGCGGGGGGTTTTGGGGGTGGTGGTCATGATGGGTTGATGCTTGTATGAGTGAATGGGTGGTGACGACGCTGTGCAGGGAGTGCGCCTACCGGCTCAACTCAGGCCGCACCCGTTGTGAAGGGATGCAGCGGCCTCGCCGACTTGGGGTCGTACCCGCATGGGCCCTTGTGCCTTCGATGCACTGTGCAGGGAGCGTCGCCACCGAAACTGCTCAGAACGTGCCGGGCGCGACCTGAAAGCAGGCGACTCCCTTGGAGCGCCACATATCGACTACCTTCTGTCGGTCGTCGAAGATGGCCACAAGGCGGCGCCTGTCGAATTCGTTGAGCGATTCCAACCAGCCGGCTTTCAGTTGCTCGTCTGGAGTGAAGTCACCTTCCGGTCGCATGCAAAGCTGGATGTCTTCGGCGTCCTCGCCGAAGCCCTGGGAGACGAAACGGTGCAGCCAGGACAGCGTTTCGTTCATCACTTCGGCGCTGCGCCCCGACCAAACCCAGACATCGGCCCCCGACTTCATCAGTGCCGTGAGCGTGTAGATGACAGGCCAATTCGGCTCGTCCTGCACGCAGGCCTCGAAAAACTTGCGCCAGCGGTCCTGGTCTTCCTTGTTGTTCAGCAGGTGCTGGCGGTGCTCTGTAAGCGCCAGCGTGCCGTCCAGGTCGAAGATGTAGAGAGGAGTCATCAGAACGACTTTCCGCCCTCGGCCTTGCGGCTCTCCGGCTTGTGGTCTGCCCTGGATTGGTTGAACAGCAGCTTCTCGGCAATGGCCCCAGGCAGGTCCAGGCCCATGCCACCGGCCATGTCGAAGATTCGGATCACGGCGTCGGCAAGCTCGACCTCCAGCATCGGCCGGTGGGGCAGCTTGTTGTCCATCAGACCCTTGCGGGCTCCCTCCATGGCCTCCGAGACTTCGGAGTGAACGAGGCACAGAAGCTCGCCGATGTTGCGCGGTGGCGGCGTGAGCATTGGCAGGCTGTAGTTGCGAGTCAGGTCGTTGCCTGTCGCAAGGTCAGTCCACCAGCCGCTGCTTTTGGCGAGGCCGTGACACTGCTCCTGGATGATCTCCGCGGACCGCTCAATGGCGAAGGTGTCGAGGCGGAATGTCATGCGGCCTCCGACAGCTTGGAGCGCAGGGCGTAGCCCATGAGGGGCTTGCCGGAAATGGTCACGCCGGCAGCGTGATATGCAGCATGCCGCGCTTTCAGTGCTGCTGAAATTTTGGCTCTCGCCTCAAGCGATGCTCTCTTCCCTTTGCGTGATTCGCTCATCTTCATCCTTGCCTGTTCAGAATGTTTAGACCCCTTGCGCGCGGCAGACAGCAGTTGCTTGCACTGTTCGCTGAGCTTCCGTCCGGCCAGGGACTTGTTGATCCGAGCTTGGTGTTCTGGCGATTTCTTCTTGCCTCGCCGGGTTGCGGACATCTTTGCGCGCGCTTGGTCGCTATGCTTCATGCCAAGTTGGCTTCCAGCAACGGGACAGCAGTTGAAGCCGCACCGCCTGTCGGCGGACTTCATAGACGCAATCCAGAAGTTTTCGCGCTCCAACAACTTGCAGGCGTTATCGACCGTCTCCAGCACGAAAAACTCGAAGGCGCGCTCACCGTGCTTATTCCAAGCCGCCTGTAGATAGGTGCTGTGGTGGGTGCCTCTCTGCAGTTGGCTGCGATGCTGTCGCCAGCGCGCATTTGTTTTCACTGCGCTGCCCACATAGACCCGCCCGCTTTCCGTATGCCGGATGCCGTAGATCGACGAATGGTCAGACGCTCTCGGCATATAGCTTTTCTTTCAGAGCGAAACCCAGCAGGGGCCAGACCTTGGCGACGGCGTTCTGCCGCGCGATCTTGCGGCCGACCTCGGCATCGAAGTTCTCGGGGCTGGCGCAGGCGCTCTCGCCCGTGACGGTGAAGCCGTTGCGCAGTACCAGGACGCAGAAGGTCAGCAAGCCCAGTGCAGCGGGCGTGCCGGCGTGCGCGTCGATGTTGGCGCACGTGCTGCTGTGGCTGCGCACGTTCACGTCGGAGGCAATCGAGTAGACCGCCTTACGGGTTTCCAGCCTCGCGTGGTCATCGGTCAGCCAGTGCAGGCGGAAGCCATCGGCCGCGGTGAAGTAGTGCTCCGAGGCAATGTTCGCCTCAATGTCAGCCGGCGTGATGCGCGGTGCGGTCAGGCCCTTGGCCTGGATTTCTTGCTCAATGGATTGGTCGGTCATGACACGATCCCCCCGTTCAGGATTTCGCAGCCCAGGTCTGACTCGATGGACCTCCAGACGTGCTGCAGCGCGTCCTCCAGCACCGTGTGAGGGCGCAGCAGGTCGTACCACATAGTCATCTTCCCGCCGTCGGCAATGCGGTAGCGCAGGCGGGCCTCGACCCGGTAGCGGAATCCGCCCTCGAACACCGCGATGCCCAGCGCGAAAGTCTCAGGCACCATCAGCCGGCCCTTGGCCGCGGTGCCCTCGACGGTTTCCTCATAGGTGATCTGGTGCTGTCCGTTGGACAGGCGCAGGCCCGACGCGAAGTTGACCTTCTTCTTGGCCTCCAGCGACCGGGAGATTTCCAGCATGTCGGCCGCGGGCGGGTCGGCCACGTCGGGGAGGTTGTCCTCCACGAAGCGGGCGAAGTCCTCCTGCGTCATCTGCTTGCCGCTGGCGGCCGTCCAGGTTTGCCACTCGGGGCTGAGGGGACATTCGAACGTGGCGCGGTCGTCGCGCCAGCCGGGGGCGCCCAGGTCGTGGTCGTTGAACACGGCCGTGAACCCAGGTTTCGGACTCTGTACGCCATAGATGCGCGCCGATTGAGGATCGGATCGCCTTTGGCGGACGTACGACACAAAGGACCGCTGATCGCGCAGCGCCACGGTGCCCCGAGGTCTGGATGGGCTGACCAGCATGTGCTCCAGGCTGTGCACCTGGGCGCCTGCGGGGAGGGTCACGAACACGGCTTCGTCGAACTCACGGACTTGGCCGAGAGCCATGCCGGCGTCGATGGCTGCCTGCACGTCGGTCTGCGCGTCGGTCTTGATGGATGCGTTCATGGCTTAGGCCCCTCCCGCACGCTTGAGTTCACCCGTGGGCTTGTCCACCGCGCGCAGCCCTTCCAGTTGCATCTGGCGCGGGTCTTCGCGGGTCAGGTTGCCCTCGACAGTGGCGAACATGATCGTGCTGCCGCGCTCTTCCTTGGGCAGCTTGACCTTGATGTCGTCAACGATCTCGATCTGGCCGGCTTTGCCCGGCTTGAGCACCAGCTTCAGCGTCAATTCGCCGCTGCGGCCGGTGTCTCCGCACTTGATCGTGAGTTCGTTGAGGGCCTTTGTCAGGTCCTCAGTGAGTGTCCCGAACCGCATTTGGTCCAGGGTGCGAGTGAAAGGGTGCATGGAAAACTCCTTGATGATGCTGGAGTGAATACGGGGCTACGCGCCCCGCGAGCGGGCATTACTTGCCGGTGGGGAACTGAGTGTCGGACTGGGCGGGGCCGGGCGCCTGGGGCGGGCCTTCGGCGAGCACTTCGGCCTGGGGCGGCGGGTCGATCTCGCCCGTCTCCGCGTCGATGGTCAGCGGGTTGTCCTGCAGCAACCCGATGTCCACGCGCTCATCCTGCTCGACGGCGCCTGCCAGTTCGATGCTCACAGGCAGGTACTTGAACAGGCGCCGGATGACGGTCTTCTTGGCCATTTCCTCGAAGTGCGATGTCCACGGCGACGGGCTGTTGAACCGCTGCGACATCTTGTAGCCCTGCGACTCGTCGCGGATGCGCTCGATTTCCTTGCGGCTCATGACCTCGAACTGGGTGCCGCCGTCCTTCAGCTTGGCCACGGCGTAGACGAAGCGCAGCGGGCCGCGGTCGTCCGCCTCCCAGTCGGGCTCGTGCGTGAGGTCGGGGTTCAGGCCAAGGGCGACGTGGAACCTGTCGGCCGCGTACACAGCGCGGGCCTCCAGACTCACGATCTGTCCAGAGCGCCGCGCGAGGTCGATCATGCCGCGATAGCCCACGATGAACTGGACTTCGGTGATCTGCTTCTTGCGGTTCTCGAAGGGCAGCAGGTAGGCGTGGCCCATGGCGCTCCCGGGCTCAAGTCCCAGTTGCGCGCACTGCATGATCGCGCCCAGGAAGGAGGCTTGATCCGCACCACCCAGCTTGGGGTTCTTGCGAACCTCGGTCAGGGCGATGCGGGCCAGTCGGTCGGCCGTCATGTGCTTGGGCAGGGCCAGGGCCATCTGCGCCTTGATCTTCGGGTCGGTCAGCAGGCCGGCGATGGTCATCGGCCGTTGTGCGGCCTCGGCCACCTTGCCGGTGACTGCGGCCTTGAGGGCGGTAGTGCTCATGGATCAGAGTCCTTCTGTAGAAAACGACTTCAGGGTGAAAACCCGCTTGTCCCACTTGCGTTGGAACTCGCGGGCCAGCTTGGGGTGGCTCTCTTTGAGAGCCGCTTCGTCAAGCCACGATCCGCTGCGCTGCTTCCATGTCACCGCCTCTTTCCCGTTGGGCATGACGATGCTGGTGCAGTCGCGCATCGCGCGCTTGACGGCGAACTCCAACACCTCGGCCTCGGCCTCGCGGGCCTTGATCTCGGCGTTTATCGCTCGCATACGCATCACTTGCTCGGCCAGCGTCTCGTCGGCCAGCAGGGGATAGGCATCGGGGTTGTCCTTGTCGAAGAGCTTGGTCAGGTCTTCGAGCGTGGTCGGATCGGGGGCGATACCGGCCAGGACGTGATCGGTCCAGAAGGCCACGGCGCGGGCGCGCAGGCCGTTGATGGTGTCGTCGTCAGCCGGCACCGGGTACACGCGCAATTCATCGGCGCCGAAGAGGGCCGCGAGCATTCCATCGCGGCGCCGGGTCACGCCCAGGCCGTGCATGACCTGGGCCGTGTAATGGACGGGCAAGGTGTCGCTGCCGGACTCGCCCCACTCGCGCAGCCGGAAGGGGTGGACCGTCTTCAACTCGACGTTCGTGATCTCCTCGGCGCCGTCCAGGCGAATCTCGAAGTCGATCTCGGACGCCAGGAACGGATGGTCGGCGTCACGATAGCGGCGATTGCTGGCGACGATCTCGACCTTGCGGCCTTCGTGCTCCAGGCGCTCGACCAGCATTTCGGCCACGGCGCCCTCCCAGCGGATGCCGCGGGTGAACACCTGCTTGCGCGCGCCCTCCACGCGGGGCGTGGTCTTGTCGCGCCAGAGGTCCAGCGGCGTTTTCCAGGGGGACAGGCCCAGAACGGCGGCGATGTCGCTGCCGCCCAGCAGCTTGCTGCGGTCGTGGGCCTCGGGTTCGATGACGGACAGTTCGGTGGTGGTCATGCGTTGACTCCGGTGGTCTTGGTGGTGGGGAACTTGAATGGGCGGCTGTGCGACATGCCGTCGCCCGACGCGGTGTTCTCGATCAGGCCGTCTTCGCAGCAGTCGGAGACGGTCCGCACGTCGCGGTGCACCCCCCGGCAGCCCCAGTATTCGTAGGCGCCGATGCCAAAGTCGTCGGTGATGGCCTCGGCCGGCATGCGGCACTCGGCGCACAGCATTTGCGGATCGCTGGCGTTGGCGGGGCACTTGCCGCCGCTGGCCCGGTGGGGGAATGGGTAAGCGGCGCAGTAGCACTGAGCCTGCATGCGCCGGCTCATGACTGGTGGGCCCCGCCTGCGCAGCCGCCTCTGTGCTGCCAGCGGTCAGCCTTCTCGGCAGAGCCCCAGCACCCCGCGGGCGCCTCGTTGTAGAGCCAGCCCACGATGGCGGGCAGGGCCGCGAGCGAAGTGTCGTCGGCCCGCGCCAGCGCCTCGCGCAGGTCGTTGGTGAGGACGGCCCACAAGAAGGAGCCTGTGGCCGTGCCATGCAGGACGTGAAGGTCCAGGCCCTCGCACAGGTGGTCGGGGATGGTCACCCCGCGAAACTTGTAGCCCTTGCTTGTAAGGGTGTCGTAGGCCCCTGGGGGCGATTGCACTGCTTGCAGCATCGCTGACTCCGGTAGTGGAGCCTCGACTATATCCGTAAACGGATGATCGTCAATCCGTGGACGGATATTTTTTGGGGCCCACGGAGCCCGGACGGCCCACGAAGATCACATTGGGGTCGCGGTTGCCGGCTGCGGCTGCATCGATGCGCGCCCGGGCGGCGTCGTGCGCCTGGAACAGCTCGGAATGCGTGACCTGGCAAATGAGGTCGGCGTAGTCGGCCGCGAAGCTGTCCAGACGCTGCATTTCGACCGGGTACAGCGCGCGGGTGCCGCGCGTGGCCTCGCGTTCGATGATGTCGAGCACTGCGGCCTGCGTCGCGGCCAGAGCGCCGTCGGCGTCTTGCGCGACCCGGTGGCGGACCAGTTGCTCGCTCACGGCAAGAGCCACGAACAAGGCGGTCCAGTGGCCCTCTGTCGCGGTGCCCTTGCACACTGCGGCCACAGCCTCACGCGCGGGCAGGCTGAACCGCAGGGCGTCGTCCTTGGACAGCTTCATGCAGCCCTGCAGTGCGACAAGGTGGGCCGAAGGGTTGACGCCCCGCGGCCGGTAGCGGCTGCGCTTGCGGGTCATCGGAAGTTCGCCCACGAGAACACGCTGGCGCCCTGGACGGTGCGCGTCCAGGTCTTGCCGGTGCGCACGCGGCTGATGCAGTGCGGGCTGACATCGAGCGCGTGGGCAATGACGATGCCGGACTGGCTGCTTTCGCGCACCCAGTCGGCAAGCTCCTGAGTAATCCGAGCCGTGCCGCTGGCCAGCTTGTTGCGCTTGTTGATCGCTGACCGTGCTGGGTCGCCTCTTAGGTAGCCGGCGCTTTCGACCCAGCGGCCGTAGGCCCGCCTGGGCCCAGCCTTCAGGTGCGCAGGGTTGCCGCATTGCGGGTTGCGGCAGGCGCGCCAGACTGTCCAGTCGCGGCCCTGACCCATGGGCTTGCCGGACAGCATCCATGCGGCGCGCTGCAGCGTCTCGGTGCGCTGCAGGCTCGGTAGCCAGATGTTGATCCCCCGGTTCTTGCCGGATTGCTGATTGGACAGGTACACCCAACAGTCGGTGTCGCCGTCCACCACGCAGCGCAGGCGCAGGTCCTCCAGTGTGCGTATTCCGCTCGACATCAGGCCCCCGTCAGTGCTCGGTAGATCGCTCGCCCGACGTGGAATATGCCCAGCACGGCAACCCACGAAGCCAGGATTGCCAGGACCAGCAGGAACAGGCCCGTGCGGTCCATGGGCTCGTCGTCGTCGTCGTGCACTGCGATCTCGCAGGCCTCGGGATGAGGGCACAGGAAGCGCCCCTGCCGGCAGGCGCCGGAGCACCCGGCGAAGGTGATGGGCTCATGCGGCGCCACGATCAGAGACCCCAGGCCGCAGCCACCAGGAAGCAGGCCCCGACCAGCAGCCAGCGGCCAACACGCCCGATGATGCTCGCCTCGGGGCTATACGCCTCGATGGCGCAGCCGTAGTCCGCGCCTTTGAATGCATCATCCGTGGTGCGCGGATAGCAGCGAGTCGTGGGCCACCCCCCAGGGGCGGATTGCGGTGTAGTGATCTGCTGTTGCATAGCCGGTCTCCGGTGGTTGATGGAGCGCCGACTATATCCGTAAACGGATACCAGAAAGCAACACAAAGGGTCGCTCAGGCGCGTAAATGCAACACGCTGCACAGCGGCAGTTGCGGCGCTTGCTCTGACTCGACCCAAGCCTGCAGAGACGTGCGCAGGCTGTCCAGTTGGGCGATCACGAGGTCGGCGTGCTCAGGCTCGATGCCTCGGGCGGCGGCCTGAATCTGTCCTGACGCGCTGATGGTAAGCGCAAGGCCGGCGACCGGAGCGTCGGAGGCGGCGGCCTGGGCGAGCATCCAGCGGCGGATGTCGCCGACCCGGGAAGGGTTCGGCTTGGGGGTGTGAATGTGGGAGAGGTCAGCGAGTGGAGCGTTTTCGCGCATGTTGAGTTGGTCCCGCGTCTTGTTGTGGTGTGATTGGGCGCGCGACCGCTTTTGCATGGGCTGCGCGACGCGATGGTGGCACAGGTGTGGAAATGTCGAGGGTAAACCGTGCCGACCGTGCGTGTTGTTCTGACGACAAGCCAGCGGCAAAGCCCAACAGGCGCTGACGCGATTCTGGTGTGAGTCTACGCATCGAGGCCAGCAGGTCGATCTCGGCTGGGTCGTCCAGAAGCAGTGACGCGGCCGACGTGCCGAAGGCGTGGGATAGCTGGGCCAGAGAGTCGGCCGTGGCGGACGAGTCGGCGGACAGGATGCGCGCGACCGTGGACTGGGACAGGCCAGCGCGACGCGCCAGCTTGACCTGCGTGTCCAGGTCCGGCCTTTCGGCCATCAAGGCGCGCATACGCGCGGCGATGACCTGACGCAGATGGGTCGGGTTCATTTAGACATAGTGCAGCAAAGGGCCATCCGTTTGCGGATTGCGGGTTCGCGGGGGATACTTTTGACGCATATCCGTTTGCGGATACACTCGCCATATGAAGGTCCAAGAAACGATCCACGACTACCTGCTGCGCAGGCTGGCCGAGTTGCGTGGCCAGCACGCGCGCATCGCAACCGAGACCGGCGTGCCCCAGAGCACGCTGAGCCGCATTCAAAGCGGGCAGGGCAGTCCCCGGCTGGAGTCGGTGCAACCCTTGCTCGACTGGATTGCGGCCTACGACACCCAGCAGGCCGCGCGCAAGCGGGCCTCACGCGGCGCTCGGCGCAGCGGTGCGGGCGGCGCTCGCGTCGTCGTACCCGGCCCCTCCCATTGAGCATCCACGCCCACCCGTAGCTAGCGCCACGATGAAGACCACGATCAAAGCAGCCTCGACAACCTCGCGCGCCGTGCGCCAGGACGCCGGCAACCCGTTGCAGGAGGCGCCGACCGTGAAGAACGCGGCTGCAGCCATGAACGTGATGACGGCCCAGGTCACAGCATGAGTCCAACTGCAGGCCCAGGGGGCAAGCTGACGCACCGGCTGGACGTGCCGGTGGCCGAGGCTGACATGGAAGCACTCATCGCCCTGGCGGCGGTGGCCGGCGTCACCAAGGCGGAATATGCGCGCTGGGTGCTCAGGCGCGCGATCTGGGGCGAAATGTCCATGTTGCGTAGCGTCGCACGCTCGGGACGCGCGACGCCATCCGACGATGATGGGACGACCCCTTTGTCAGGGGGTGGCGCTTGAGCGGCAGACAGTCCTCCTGGTGGATCGCCACCGAGTTGCTGGCGATCAACCGGGCCCGTTCGGCGCTGGAGCCAACCCGCCAGCACTACAACCCCAACCCGGCCGGCGTGATACGCGACGGTAGCGCCACGGGCGCGGTCCTGGAGTGGCTGCGAGCGCGCAAGGAGCGGGAGTGGTTTACCCGGGGTCAGATCATGGCCGGAACCGGCCGCACCGAGAAGAGCGTGAACTGGGCGCTGTTGTACCTGCGCACCCAGGGGCGCATCGAATGCGTCCCGGACGGGTCGCGCAATCCGCAGTACCGGCGTTACCGCGCGGTCCGGCAGCAGGGGGCCAGCAATGCCTAACCGAATCCTTCGTGAGGGCATCCTCACCAGCGAAGCTGTCTCAAGCCTGAGCTGGGCAGCCGAGGTGTACTACCGGCGCCTCATGTCCGTGGTTGACGACTACGGCCGCTTCCATGCCCTACCGAAACTCGTCCGGGCCGCGTGCTACCCGCTGCACATCGACAAGGTGTCCGACCTGGACATCGACACCTGGACGGCTGAATGCGTGGCAGCCGGCCTCGTAAGGGTGTACCCGGCAGCGGACGGGAAGCGATATCTGGAAATCGTGAAGTTCGGGCAGCAGCTACGCGCAAAGAGCAAATTCCCGCAGCCGAATGAAGGCGAATCTACGCAATCGACACCATCTGATAGCAACTGCTATCAGCCGCGAGCAAATGAACACTTAGTCGGAGTCGGAGTCGGAGTCGGAGTCGGAGTCGAAGACGAAGGCGTAGTCGGAGACGAAGGCGAGAGAGCGCGCGGGCGCGCGAAGCCGGAGAAACGCCCGTCGAACTCGGTGGCCGCATCCGACGACTTCCCGCTGCCGGCTGGGCTGTCGCGCGAGAAGTGGCGCGAGTGGGTGCAGTTCCGATCCTCGATCCGCAAGCCGATCAACGAGACATTGGCCATGAGGCAGGCGGACTACCTGGGCGAGGCGATCAGGTCCGGGCATGACGCCGCAGCGATCATCGACGAGTCCATGCGCAACGGCTGGACCGGGTTGTTCGCCAAGGACCACCACAAGCGGGGCAGGGAAGCGCCTGCCGAAACCTTCCGCGAGCGCGACGAACGCAACGCGCGCCAGCGGTGGGAGGAAATGACCGGGCGCGTCCACCCTGAAAACCTCAAGGCCCAGAGCCGGGTGATCGACATCACGCCGGCTGCAGCGCCCCTCATCCCCATCGGAGCGGCCAGATGACCCTGCCTGTGCGCGTAATCGACCGGCTCTTCGAGCGACTGCTGGCGACCTACGGCGCCCAGTGGCAGGCGCTTTGGGCGGGCGTGCCGATAGCCGACGTCAAGAGCCTTTGGGCCGCGGAGCTTGCGGTCTTCAGCGAGCGGCTTGAGGCCATCGGCTGGGCCCTGGAGCGGCTGCCGGAGCGCCCGCCGAATCTCGTGCAGTTCAAAGCCCTGTGCCGCGACGCACCGCGCGCCGAGGCGCCAGCCCTGCCGCTGCCAGAACGAGATCCGGCGCGCATGGCCCAGGCGCTGCAGTCGCTGCGCTTGGTGGCCGGTGGCGACGGTCAGCCGGTGCGTGTGGGCGCAATCTCGGGCGGACGCACGCCGGCCCAGGCCGTCGTAGACGGGCTGATCGCTCGGGGTGAGGAGCGGGGCCTGATCCTGTCCCAGGTGGCCGTGCTGCGCTCGGTCGTCCAGATGCTGCGCGATGACGATCCGCGGCGCCAGAACCACGTCGTCGTCCGGTATGTGCCGGCGCAATCCGAAGTCACTGCACCACAGGAGGAGGCATGAGCATGGAACTCTCGACCGCAACTATGGCGCCTCGGGCGCGACGCCTGGACCCCGAAACCAGCCACGAGGCCGCAGCCAGCGCAGGCGAGCTCCAGGCTCGGCACCAGGGGATGATCGTGGACACGCTGCGGCGGTGTGGCCCGCTGGGCAAGGATCGCATCGCCGCGATACTGGGGTTGACCGGTGTGGCAGTCGCCCGGCGCATGAGCGAACTGCGCGAGGCCGGATTGGTCGCGGCCACGGGTCGGCGCGTTCCGTCGAACTCCGGCCGGTCGGAAACCGAGTGGAAGGCGATCTGACATGCCCGCATTGCACCCAGGCGACGCAGGCGGGGCGCTGCCCGCTGTACGTGCTGACATGCCTCGGATGCTGCACGCGGCTGGTGCTGAGCACGCACCCTCACAAGCCTGCGGCTGCGGCGATGCTGGCGGCCATCGAGCGGATGCCGGGGAACCCTGGCCGGGAGCGGGTCTTGGAGTCCGTCGCCCGATGCCTGGGGAAACCGCCCTCTCCTGGGGCGAGGTCCACCACGGAGTGAAGACGGGGTTGCTATGAAACTGGCCACGACGATGGACGAAGAGTACAGCTACAGCCTGCACATGCTCGGGACTGCGACGACCCTATACCGCGATGACCCCGAGGACGCGGGCGACCGGGCCGTGCGCGATCTGCGCGCAGTCGTCGAGGAAGTCACAGGGAAGCCCGTGGACAAGCCGGCCCGGCCTCGAATGGGGTTCTTGTGATGCGCCTGGGCACCTTCACCCCGCGGGCCAAGTACGGCAACCGTCGCATCGTCATCGACGGCGAGAAGTTCGACTCGCTGGCCGAGGCGAGCCGGTGGCGTGATCTGCTGCTGCTGCAGCGGGCCGGGAAGATCGGCGGTCTGCAGCGTCAGGTGCGGTACATCCTGCTGGATGCGATACCGCGCGTCGGCAACAAGCCCGGGCAGCGGGCCATCAGCTACGTCGCGGACTTCGTGTACTGGGACGAGGACGGCCGGCTGGTGGTCGAGGACGTCAAGGGCGTGCGCACGGAGGTCTACCGGCTCAAGGCGAAGCTGATGCGCGCCGTGCATGGCATCGAGATCACGGAGGTATCAGCATGAACGTCAAGGTCACGAACGACAGGGCCGCGCTGGAGCAGCCGGAGCAGGCCGAGCCGGTGGCGTGGCGCACATTTGACGGTGAGGGAGGATATGACTACCGCACCTACGACGACAACGAAAACTACCGTGATGAGTGGGACAGGCGAAACCCAAACCATAAAGGATGGGTCGAACCACTCTACACCCACCCACCCCGCCGCGAACCCCTCACCGTCACCGACCTCCAGCAGGCGCTGGTAGACGTGCTCCTCGTTGACCCGGACGCCATCGACGACCCAGAAGGCTATGACGGTGGCATGACCCTGATACAGATCGACGCGCTGCACAAGCGGCTGACGGAGGGCCAAGCGTGATTCGCGCCACCGCGATCCCACTCCAGGACTCTAGCCGGGCTCTGTCTCCCGGGCCTCGTCAATGACTTGATGTAGCCACGCCGTGCCGCCCAGGCGCACCAGCTTCTCCCGCTGGGCCTGGGTCAGCCTGAACTCGAAGCGTGCCGACTGGCGCTTCAGCGGTGGCAGTGGTGGCCGGCCTCCGGCCTTCTTGGTCTTTGTGGTCATGGTCAGAAGGGTGCCTCGGGCAGGTCTGCGAGTGGGGTAGTCCGTGCCGGCGCCCTGGCCGGGCGCTGCGGCCATGCCTGGGGCGCGGTAAGGGGTAGGGCAGGGGTCGGCGTGCCGAATGGCCAGGAGGCCGGCGCATGGGGCAGCTTGACCCCATCGGGCGTGGTGTAGGGCGGACCCTTCACAGCCCGATCCCGATCAGCAGGCCCAGGCACAGGCCGAAGGCGACGGCGGCGCGGAGGCCTGCGTAGGTGTATCCGCGCTTTGATGCCTCGCGCAGGCACGCGGTGTAGGTCCCGAAAGACCGGACGCGAGCGTCGAGCGGCAGGCTTCTATCGGACCTGCGCTGATCTGCCTCGGTCATGCACTGCCAGAGTTCGGCGTCGGTGAGTTGGGTCTTCATGCTGCCCTCGCTTGGTGAGGTCCAAAGGACCGGATGTCGTCGTCCACTTGCTCCAGCGACTCCGCGAACACCGCATTGGCCTCGATCACTGCATCCCAGCGGTCGCCCATGCTGGCATCGGCCACGCAGTCCCAGCCGCTGTTGCCCAGGACGATGACGGCGCAGTGGCCTTTCTCATCCTCGGGGTGCTTGAAGATGATCCGGGACTCGTCCACCGCGAAGACGGCCTCCAGGGCTTCGGCCTCAGTGGTGACGCGCACGCGCTCCTCGCCGTCGTTGACGGCCACCAGGGCGTAGCCGGCCGCTTGGGCGACCTGGATCAGGTGGGCAATGACCTTGCGCTCGATGTCCTGGCGCGCGGCGATTTGGGGGTCAAGGGGTCTGGTCATGTTGCTGACTCCGTACTGCATCGGCGACCTTGCCGACGGTAGTTATTGTACGGGCAAAAACAAGGGTGCGCTTATCCGACCGCGGCGCAGGGGCTTTCAAGGTGCGACGCAAGCGTGGCAAGGTTTCGCACCATGGCATTCCCTTCCAAAATCGCACCTTCGCAGTGGGCCGAGATCGAGCGGCGCGCAGCGGCTGGCGAGATCGTGTCGGCACTTGCGAGGGAGTTCGGGGTGTCGGAGGCCGCGCTGCGCAAGCGTGGCATCAGTCAGGCCAAGGTTCGGAAGGTTCGGCAGGTCGCCCAGAAGCTCGCCGAAGCGCAGGCCGAAGTGCTCGCTTTGCCGCCCGATCAGCAACAACTGGCCGTGTCCTTGGCCGAGGAACTGCGCGCCGTGAGCGCCAATCTGGCCCGTGCTGCGCGCTTCGGGTCGGCCACGGCGCAGCGCCTGGCCCAGGCTGCGCACGATGAAATTCAGCAGGCCGATGTGCTGGACGAAGGCAAGCTGCGCGCGGTGGCGATGCTGACGAGGACGGCCAACGAGGCTGGGCAGCTTGGGGTGCAGCTGCTGCGGGGCAACGAGGACATGATGCGCGAGGCGGCGGAGCGCGAGGCCAAGGCGGCCACGCAGATCACGCGCATCGCCCTGGTGCCCATGCGGCCGGGCGGGTAGGCGTGGCAAGCGTGGCAGGCTCACCGGGCCTCAACGTCGAGCCCGTCGTCCATGCCACTCGTCTTTCCCGATCAGCCCGCCTCGAAGGCAGCCGCGCAAACCGCCTCTGACGCTGCCCAGGTGGCGGCGCAGGGGGTGATGCCTCAGAAGACCCAGCAGCCGACAGGCCGGCTCGTGTTCCCGCAGGAGCGGGAGCGCACCTGGGGGCAGGCCGCGGCCGACACTGGCGTGCAACTGGCCGAGGGGGTCAACACCATCCTTGGCGCGATCCCTTCGCTTGTGGCCCCGGATTCGAGCGCGGCCGGGTTCTTCCGTGACAACGCGGAGTTCTGGCGCAAGAAGCAGTCCGCACCGCTGCAGGTCCGATCGGACCTCGCCAACGTCGCCATCGACAAGGCCGGCGAGGATGGCGTCATCGCCCAGGTGCTCGAAGCCGCATCGCAGTATTCGGACGACCCCGGCCTTGCGGCCCGCTTCGTGGTCACGAACCTGCCAAGCATGATCCCGAGCATCGGCGCGGCCAAGCTCGCCCAGGTGGCGACGGCTGCGCGCACGGCTGCGGCGGTGAAGGCCGGCACCATGTCCCAGGCTGCAGCGACTGCGGCCGGCGCGGCTGCGGCCACCACGGCGGGCGGCGTGACCAATGCGGCACTAAACGCGGGCGGCGCGCGGGGCGAGTCCTTCGAGGACATCAAGCGCACGCTGCTGCAGCGCGGGTACTCCGAGGAGGAGGCCACCCAGCGCGCCCTGGACGATTCGCGCCTGCCGGCTGCGGTCGGCGGCGTCACGGGCTTCATCAGTGGGCGCACGGGCCTGGAGTCTGCGCTGTTCGGCGTGGGCGGCACCGGCAACGTGGTGCGGCGCGGGGTCGGGAAGACCCTGGCGGAACTGGGCGGCGAGCAACTGGAAGAGGTGGCGCCGAAGGTGGCGACGAACCTCCAAGCCGGCCAGTACGACAACCGGCCGCTGACGCAGGATGTCGGCCGCACCATCGTCGAGACGGCCATCGGGTCGGGTCCGCAGTCGGTCGTGGCCGGTGTGTCCGAGGCCCTGCGCGGCGACCCTGCGGCGCCCACCGGCACCCCGGCGCTTGCGGGGCAGCCTCCGGCTCCGGCACCGGCACCGGTGCAGGCCCCGCCCGCACCGCCCGTAGCCCCGGCCGGCACCATCGTCCCGCCCGCCGGTGGCCCTGGCGCCCCTGGTGCTGCAGTGCCCCCGCTGGTGGACCCGGCCAACATCCCGCCCGAGCTCGACGCCCAGAACCGCGACCGCACCCGCCCGGCCAGCGTGCTGCAGATGCAGAGCATTGCGCAGAGCCCCGACTACCTGCGCCTGGGCCCGTCCAGGTCGCCCGACACCGGGGCGCCGATGGTGTTCGCCCAGGGCGACGACACCAGCGTCATCCCCGACGTGGCGCGCGGACGCCAGGACATCGCGGTCATGTCCGACGGCCAGCGCGTTCCCTTCACCTATGCCGTGGTCGATGCGAGCCTGCTGCAGCCGTCGAACTTCGCCGACGGCACGCCCAACCCGCTGTTCGGTGACGAGACGCCCGGTCTCATCAAGGCGCTGAACAACGGTCGCAGCGCCGGCCTGCGTGCTGCCTGGGCGCAGGGCACGGCATCGGGCTACGGCACCGACCTGGAAGCCGACGCCGACCAGCACGGCGTGTCACCCGAGGCCATCCGCTCCACGCGCAACCCGGTCTTGGTGCGCCTGTATTCGCAGGCCGACAACAAGCCCAACATGGCCGCGCGCAGCCAGGGGCAGGGCCTGGGCATGTCGCCTGGGGAACTTGCCCGCCAGGATGCACCGCTGATCGACGGTGGCCTTCTGGCCGTGTGGCAAGGCGGGGATGTGGCGGACACGCGCAACCTGGACTTCGTGCGTGGGTTCGTCGGCCGGCTGCAGGGCACCGGCCAGGACCTCGCCGGGATGATGACCCAGGCCGGCACGCTATCGCCGGACGGACGCAAGCGCATCCAGGCCGCACTCGCCCAGGCAGCCTACGGTGACGCCGACCTGATCGGCGAAATGTTCGACTCCACGGACACCGACATCAAGGCGATCGGCGAAGCGCTCAAGCTCGCGGCGCCCGAGTGGGCCGACATGCGCGACTCCGCGCGCAGCGGGGCGATTGACTCGGCTGCGGACATCACGCCAGCCCTGCTGGATGCGGTGGCCATGGTGCGCCGCGCGCGCCAGCAGCGGCAGAGCCTGTCCGATCTCGCGCGTCAGACCGACATCACGACGGGCCAGGCGCCCGATCCGATGGTCCTGGGCGCGCTGCGCCTGCTGTACGGCGGCGAGTACCTGACTCGACCGATGGGTCGCGACCGCATGGCCGACCTGCTGCGTGAGTACACGCGGATGGCCAAGGGCATCACGGCAGACGCGGGCCTGTTCGGGGACGCCCCGACGCCGTCGGACGTGCTTACCGCATTGACGAAGGAGGACACCGATGGACAGCAGCAACAGCCTGGCGCAGGCCAGCCAGCCCAGCAACCCAGCGCAAGCAGCCAGCAACCCACTGGCAGCGGCGATCCTCGGGGCGATGCTGGTGCGGGAGGGTCAACGGCAGTTCGACCCGGCGACAGCCAAAGCGGGGCACAACCTGCTGCGGGTGGCGCAGGACCACTGGCCAACGACAATCCCGCAGGGCAAGCGCCTGCCCCAGGTGTAGCGCCTGCAGCGCCCGCACCGGGCACGCGCAGCAATGTGGCGGCGCCCAAACCGGCTCCGGCCCCAGCGCCCGCTCCCGCTTCTCCTCCCCCGCCCGCGCAACCGGAGGTGAATGCCGCGCCCGCTGCGCCGGCGAGGGGAGGGGACCCTGCTGTCAGCCCCAACACCGTCTTCACCGAGGACGCTGCGGCGGCTGCCCGTGCGCGCCTGAAGGCCAAGCTGGGCCGGCTGAACGCTGGCATCGACCCCGAGACGATGCTGGACGGCATCACGCTGGCGGGCTACCACATCGAGCGCGGCGCGCGGACCTTTGCGGCCTACGCTCGCGCGATGGTGGACGACCTGGGCGACGCGGTGAAGCCCTACCTCGTTTCCTGGTACTTGGCCGTGCGCAACGATCCGCGCGCTGCGGACTTCAAGGCCGACATGGACAAGGCCGGCGCGGTCGAGGATGCGGACCTGGACGCGCTGCTGGCGGACAAGGGCAAGGCCGAAGCGCCCGGCTCGCTCCCAGCAGGATGGACCGAGGCCCGCCCTGGCGGCATGGCCACCAACCCGGACCCCAAGAAGGGCGGCATCGTTGACGTGGCGCCGGCCACGGGCGGGTGGTTCGCCATCCCGAATGACAGGGCCCTGACCAAGACCAAGCTCGAAGGCTTCAAGTCTCGCGCCGATGCGTTTTCGGCCTTGGAGCGCGCGGTCGCGCAGGCGTCATCCCAGCAGGATGCGCCATCCCTCAACACCCCCTCCGGCCGCGCGGTCCTGGCCCAGACCATCGCCGACCGGTTCATCGGTGGCGACGGCTTCAAGACCATCATCGAGGCCCGAAAGTTCATCGCCGACGCCACGGGCGAGAAGATCGAGGCCGGCACCCAGGCCGCGAAGCTGGCCGACGAGGCTATCGAGATGGCCGTGGTCCTGGCCGGGCGCGAGATCGTCCAGGCTGCACGCGCGCAGGGCCGCGACGACGGCGTGATCTACGACCGACTGGTGAACCTCTACGGCCTGCAGCCGACGCTGGGTGTGCGCACGTCCACCAGCGTGCGCGAGCAGGCCTACAGCACTCCCGTGCCCTTGGCCTTCCTGGCGTCTCGCCTGGCCCGGGTCGCGCCCGACAGCACTGTAGGCGAGCCTACGGCCGGCAACACCATGCTGTTGATCGAGGTCGATCCCGATCGGGCAACGGTCAACGAGCTCAACGCCGACCGGGCAGCCAACGCTCGCGCGCTGGGCTTCACCGTGACCACCCACGACGCGGCACGGCACCAGCTTGCGCCCGAGAAAAGCCTGGACCGGGTGATTGCCAACCCCCCATTCGGCGCCGTCAAGGACGACAACCGGGAAACGGTGGTGTTTCCGGTGGCGGCCAACTACGGCACGCGCGAGATTGACCATGCCATTGCCTTTAAGGCCCTGGACGCCATGAAGGACGACGGGTCGGCGGTTCTGATCCTGGGTGGCGTGGACGCATCGAACGACGAGGCGATCCGCGAGGGCTACCGGGGCAAGAGCAAGCGGGAGTTCTACTTCCGCCTCTACGGCCTCTACAACGTGGTCGATCACTTCACGGTCGATGGCGGGCTGTATTCCAAGCAGGGCGCGGGCTACCCTGTGGACGTGGTCGTCATCCGAGGCCGCGGCAAGGCGGCTCGCGCGATGCCGGCCGCTGAACTGCCCAAGAGGTACGACACCTGGGAAGCACTCAAGAAGGAGAAGCTGGATGGATCAACCGAAGCAGGCGCCGATGGCATGGTGCCCACCGGGGGTAGCACCGGAACTGGCCGGGGTGATGGTGCCCAAGGGCAGCAGCCTGGAACCGGGGGACTGGTGGATGGCCCTGGCGGACAGGGTGCAGGCGATGGTAGACGAGGAGCCGGACCCGGACGAGGCGGCAACGTGGGCGGCGAAGGCGCTGGGCCGCCCGGGGCTGCGGGACAGTCAGGACGCCGGGGAGGTACTGGTACAGCGCAACCTGGAGCTTCGCAACGCCCTGACGCTGGACGTGACGGGGCAGCCCAAGCACCCGTTCCCGGCCAAAGTAATCGCCGAGGCGGCGGCAACGCGCAAGGCGATGGAGGAAACCGACCTGGAGACGTGGGTGGAACTGGCGGCGGCCAGGATCAACGGGTAGGGTCCGGGCTCAGCGACCGGCGCGGCCAGGAGCAAGAGACCGAGACCCAGGTGGCCTACGCGCCCCAGTCGGGCGCCGCGTCAGTCGGAACCCTGGTGCCGCGCGCCATGCGCGACTCCATCGCGGCATCGCTCAAGCGGGTGGCCGACTCGGTGGGCAACATCGACGAGTTCGTCGCGCAGAAGCTGGGGTTTGACCCCGAGACGCTGCGCGCAAACTTCTCGGCCGAGCAAGTTGACGCGCTGGCCTTGGCCATCGTGAGCGCGGAGGCCGGCAAGGGCTTCATCATCGGCGACCAGACGGGCATCGGTAAGGGCCGCGTCGTGGCGGCAATGCTTCGCTACGCGATGCGCAACGACAAGGTGCCGGTCTTCGTCACCGAGAAGCCCAACCTGTACGCGGACATGATCCGCGACCTGGACGACATCGGCATGGGCGACGAGTTGCGCCTGCAGTCGAGCAAACCGCTGATTCTCGTCACGAACAGCAGCGAGCCCATCCCCTACGTCCTTCAGCGCAAGATCGGCGAGGACGTCGTGGAGACGGAGCACTCGCTGCGCGCGCCCGGGGCTGGCGCCGACCTGGAGAAGTTCTTTGACAAGATAGCTGGCGACGGGGACATCGGGCCTTACAAGGTCGTGTTCACCACGTACAGCCAGCTTCAGACCGTCAAGGGCAAGATGACGGCGCGCATGCGCATGGTGCAGTCCCTGGCCGATGGCGGCTACATGGTCTTCGACGAGAGCCACAACGCGGGCGGGACGCAGATCACGCAGCCACGCACCAAGACGGACCGCGACGCAGCCAAGGCCGGCGAGACCACGACAGGCCGCTCCGGCTTCGTTCGACAGCTTGTGCGCGCATCGTCGGGAAGCTTCTTTTCGTCGGCCACCTATGCCAAGCGGCCGGACGTGATGGACCTGTACTCCAGCACGAACATGATGCTGGCGGTGGACAAGCCCGCCGACCTCGCGCCCGCGATCATACTGGGCGGCGTGCCCATGCAGCAGATTGTGGCAACGATGCTGGCCGAGGATGGACAGTACATCCGGCGCGAGCGCACCTTCGCGGGCGTGACCTACGAGACCCGTCCGATGACGGTGGACCGGCGGACGGCCGAGAACATGGCGCAGTCCATGCGCATGATCCTGGCTTTCTCGCGGGCCAAGGATGCGGCCGTCAAGTCGATGAAAAGGGAGTTCGACCGCGAGGGCGCCGTGCTGGGTGTCATGGGCGGCGAGAAGACCTCTGTGCAGGGCGCCAACTTCGGCGCGATCATGCACAACCTCATCGACCAGATGCTGTTGTCGCTGAAGGCTCAGCAGTCGGTGGACTTCGCCATCGAGCGGCTGAAGGCCGGCGAAAAGGTCGTGCTGACGGTGGCCAACACGATGGGTTCCTTCCTGTCGGACTATGCCGAGGACTTCGGCATTCGCCCGGGCGAGCCGGTAACGCTCAGCTTTGCGGACCTGTACCAGCGTTACCTTGAGAAGCAGCGCATGGTGCGGATCAAGCGCCCGGGCGGACCCAAGGAGGGCACGCCATACCGCCTGACGGACAAGGACCTGGGCCCCGGCCTTGTGGCCCAGTTCAATGCGGTGGGCGAGTTCATCCGCGGCGCTGGGTTCGGTGCGGCACCTATCTCGCCCATTGACTACATGCACCAGCGGCTGCGCGATGCCGGCTACAAGACCGACGAGATCACGGGTCGCACGATGACGGTTAGCTACGGGTCCAAGGTGCCCACGCTCGCCTCGCGCCGGGCCAACATCAAGCAGCGGCTGGCGGCGATCCGCGGGTTCAACGGCGGCACCGTTGACGCGATCATCCTCAACCAGTCGGGCGCCACGGGCTTGTCTCTGCACGCCTCGGCCAAGGTCAAAGACCAGCGCAAGCGGCGCATGATCATCGTGCAGGCCGAGAAGAACATCGACACTCACATGCAGATGCTGGGTCGAGTGCACCGCACGGGTCAGGTGATTACGCCGGACTACACACAAGCCATGGCCGACATCCCGGCCGAGGCCCGGCCGGCGTCGGTGCTGCTGAAGAAGATGGCCAGCCTCAACGCCAACACCACGGCCAGCCGCAAGAGCGCGGTGACGGCCGAGGGCGTCGTGGACTTCATGAACGACTACGGCGGCCAGGTGGCCGCGGAGTTCCTTCTGGAGAACCCCGAGGTTCACATGGACCTGGGCGGCAACAAGGTGATTGAAATACCGGACGATGCCACGCAGGCCGACGAAGATCTCATCCGCAAGCTGACGGGCTACATCCCAATCCTGCCCATTGACCAGCAGGAGGCCGTCTACCGCGACCTGGTGGACCGCTACAACGAGTTGCTGGCGCGCGAAAACGCCATGGGCTCCAACAAGCTCGAAGCCGCGGCGCTCGACCTGGGAGCCAAGACCGAGAAGCGCGAGCAAGTCACCGCCAAGCGCGAGAGCCCGGTGCCGTCGCGGTTCGCCGAGCCGGCTTTCATGGAACAGGTAGACGTGGCGCGCACGGTCAAGCCGTTGACCAGGGCCGAGGTCGATGAAGCCGTCGCCCAGGCTCTGGCCGGCAAGACGCCGGATGCGGTGGCCGAGGCGATGGTCCAGACCATCCAGCAGCAGGCCCGCGATTACGCCGACCGCGTGCAGGCCCTGCGGGTGAAGCAGGGCGCAGACACGGATGCCGACGAGCGCGATCGCATGCTGAGCGAGATTCAGACGATCCAGGCACAGAAAGACATCCTGCTGGACCACATTCGCGGCCTGCAGATTGGACAGGCCGTTACGGTGCTGGACCAGAACCAGGCCGCGACCTACGGCGTCATCACGTCCGTGGTAGGCACTGGCAAGACCAAGAACCCGGTGGCCGGCTCAGGCTGGAGGTTCAAGATTGCCCTGGCCAACGGCGAGGCCCGCTCGATCACTCTGAGCGCGTCGCAGATCAACAAGCAGTTCACGATCCGCCCGGAGCGCGGCCAGGTGCTGACGCTGGACCCCCGGACGAACGACGTGGCGTCGATGTCGATCAGCGACCTGTTCGACGCCTACGGGACTGGCAACATCCGGCGCGAGAAGCGATGGATGGTCACGGGCAACCTGCTGGCGGGCTTTGCCTCGTTCTCCGGCCAGATCATCACCTACACCAAGGACGACGGCTCGACGGCGCAGGGCGTGCTGATGCGTCGGGGCTTCGACTACGAAGAGCGCAAGGGTGACGCCAAGGCGACGCTCCAATCTGCGGACATGATTCGCAGGTTCTTCACCGAGGCCGGACGCAACGCCATGATCGGCACTCCCGATGGCGTGCTGCGCGTGAAGTGGATGGGCGGGTCATACCCCGCTGAGTTCGAGGTCTCGTCCTCCAAGCGCGCGGGCGGCACGTTCTTTCTGGATCGCGGCCTGACGGACGCTCTGGGGCGCGACTTCACGAAGTCCGGCCAGGTCATGCGCGTCGCGGTGACCGAAGACGACATGATGAGCGCCCTGGTCTACCTGATGACCGAGCGCGATGACGTCAGCCTCGAAGCGAAGACGAACAAGGACATCGCGCGGCGCCTGCTGGGCCTGCCCGATACGACCGATGCGCAGCAGAACCGCGTGGCCCGAGAAGAGGGCGCTGTCTATCGTGTACGCGAGCAAGGCGACGAAGCGCGCGACATCCCGGCCGACCTGTTCCCCGACACCCTGGAGTCCCTGGAGCCCACTGCGGCAGATCCGCGCGTGCATCGCAAGCGGCGCAGCCCGGGCGGTGTGCCGGTGGCGGCTGCGGACGAGAAGCCCACCGCAGTCCTGGCCGTGCGTGAAGACCCGGCCATGCCCGGGGTCTACCACCACTCCAGCCAGCTTGTGCAGGTCGGCATCCGCGATCTGCCCGTGTCCAAGGTCACGAACTGGATGGAGGCATCCTCGGCCCTGGCGTCGCTGGGCAAGTTCGCAGTGGAGCACTTCGATGCCTTGGTGACGGATGCGTCTGGCAGGCCGCTGGCGGTCATCGGCGCCTTCAAGGGAGCGGAGGCGCAGGCTTCGGTCTATCCCGGCGTCGTCTTGGCCGAGGCGCTTCGCATCGAGGGCGCGGCCCGCGTATGGGGTGTTCACAACCATCCCAGCGGGAATCAGGAGTTGTCGGTTGCCGACCGGCGCCTGAGTGAGTCCATGCGCATCACATTCGAGCCATCGTCCGTGCAGTGGATGGGCATTGCAGCGATTGGTGAGGGTCGCTTCCAGGCCTACGACGGCAAGGCCGTCACCGAGGGCGTGCTGGTGGAAGGCAAGACCGTGGCTCGCGTGCCTATCGTCGAGCGCACGATCCAGCGCATGAACGTGGGCATGCCAATCCTGTCCTCGACCGCAGAAGCCAAACGGGTCATGGGCGCGTGGTCCAACAACAAGCCCGGCCTGCTGTTCGTGTCGAACTCCAACCAAGTCACCGCCTGGGTGCCAGTCAAGCCCGACGACATGAAGGTGCTGCGCAAGGATGGGCGCTTTGAACGGCTGATGAACTCGGCAACGCAGGCTGGTGCGCGGGGCGTGTTGATCTCCAACCCGAATGGCGTGATGAACCTCGCCACACTCGACAACATCGCGTCCGCGCTACGCATGGCGGACGTTCGGGTGCTGGACGTGATTGACCCGTCGCAGCCAAGGACGCTCTCGGAGCAAGGCCTGGGAGCCAGGAACGATAGACCGGTGTTCTCCCGCACGGACATGCCCGCAAAGGGCATGACCCGGGACAACGCCCAGCGCATCGCATCCGGCGCCGTGTCGGCCTGGAAGAACAAGCCACGGCTCGTGGTGGCGCGCAACATCCAGGACCCCGCGGTGCCGCAGGCGCTGCGCGACGAGGACAAGCGCCAGCGCGCGGGCGGCGCGACGGGTGAGGTCAGGGGCACCTTCTACCAGGGCGCGATGTACCTTTTCAGCGACCACCTGGGCTCCGACCTGGACGTGATCGAGACCGTCTTCCACGAGGGCCTGGGCCATTACGGTCTGCGCGGCCTGTTCGGCAACGCGCTCGATGCGGTGCTGGACATGATCAACCTTGCGCGGCCCGATCTGATGCGCCCGAAGGCAGCGGAGTACGGCGCGGATCTGCGCAACTCGGCGCACCGTCGCTACATTGCCGAGGAAGTGCTGGCCGGCATGGCGCAGAGCGAGCCCACGCTGGGCTTCGTGCGCAGGGCGATTGCCGCGGTGCGGACATGGCTGCGCACCAACGTGCCCGGCCTGGAGAAGCTGCGCCTGACCGACGCCGAGATCATTCGCAACTTCATCTTGCCGGCCCGTCAGTTCGTGATGCGGGGCCAAGCCCAGGCGGGTGCCGGCCGCGACATGGCGGCGGCGTTCCAGCGGGCGCAGGCGACCGACTCGCAGGCTTTCAAGCGGTGGTTTGGGGCGTCGAAGGTGGTGGACGATCAGGGCCGCCCGATGGTCATGTACCACGGCACCAGTCGGCCGGGCTTCACTGTGTTCGACAGGCTGAAAACGCTGGAGTGGCGCAGCCCCTCGATGGACACGGTGGGCTCTTGGTTCAGCAACAACCCAGCAGACGCCGATGGCGCTGGCCTGTACGCGGCCGGTGGCAATTCGGCTCTGTATCCCGTCTACCTGAGCATCCAGAACCCGAAGGTCTACCGCACCTTCAACGACTTCTTGCGACACATGCACAAAGCGGCCGGTCGCCCCATGCCTGAAAACGCTCCAGGCCGAGGATCGACCGAGGAGCTGCGCGCGGAACTGAAAGCCGAGGGCTATGACGGCATCCAGTTCTGGCAGACCGCCAATGAATCGCTGATGGAAGACATCCGCGAAATGCAGGACGCAGTGAAGCGCGCCAAGGACGAGGAGTTTTCGGTTCCGCGAGCCCAGAGGCAGCCGTACACACAGAAGCGCGAGCGCCTGGAGCAGACTCTCAAGTCAATGCGCAAGGAGCTTGACGAGTTTGGCAGCAGCACGGAGTTCGATGGCCAGCGCGTGTTTGTCGCTTTCGAGCCCACCCAGATCAAGTCAGCCATCGGCAACAGTGGCGCCTTCGACCCGGCCAACGCGGACATCCGCTTCAGCCGCGTAAGCACGCCTGCCCGCAGTCCCCTCGGCTTCTTCAGCGCCCTGGCGCGCAGCTTGGGCGACATCAGCATGGGTGCTGCGCCGACCCAGGGCTGGAAGGAGGCTATCAAGGGCCTGGTGAACAAGGGCGCCGTCAAGGCCGATGAGGTCGAGTGGTCAGGCGTGAACGACTGGCTTGACCTGCAGCAGGGCAAGGTAATGAAGGCCGACGTCCTGGCGTACCTGAATGCCAATGGCGTGCAGGTCGCGGAGACGGTGCTGGGCGGATCGCTGGACGACGCTCTGCGCGCGATGCGCCAAGAGCGCGACGACATCGAGGCGCGGCTGAACGCACTGGGCTTTGAAATGCGCGACGAATACGGCGAGGCTGTCCTTCACAAGCGCGTGAACGGCATGGACTTCGTGTGGGAAGACGGGCAGTTTGTGGACGAGGACGGAGAGCCGCTGGCCGACACCGACGCTGAGGCGCGCGACTTGGCCATCCAGTACGGCATGAGGACCGACGAACTGGAGCGGGCGCGCGAAAACCCCGATGGGGAGGGCCGCACCAAGTACGGCCAATACACCCTCCCAGGCGGCACCAACTACCGCGAGGTGCTGCTGACGTTGCCACCATCAAGCAAGCTGACGCCCATGAACCGCTGGGTGGTTGTTGATGAACGGGGCAACGTCGCTGCGTCATTCAACAACCGTCAAAGCGCGGAGGACGCACGCGAGATTGCTGCGCCCGGTTATCGAGTAGAGGAAGTGTTCGACAAGCAGGACGTTTCCTACCGAAGCAACCACTGGGACCAACCCAACGTCATCGCCCATGTCCGCATGAACGACCGCACCGATGCCGATGGCAAGCGCGTGCTGTTCGTCGAGGAACTGCAGAGCGACTGGGGGCAGGAGGGGAAGAAGAAGGGCGGATTCCAGCCGACTCCGGCGCGCCGCGCAGAGATCGACGCCATCATGGCGGAGGTTGACGCAGCCGGCGGCATCCACAAGATCGACCCGAATGGCGAACTGATGAAGCGCGCCCGTCAGGCGGGCGATGATCTAGTTCGATCCAACGTCCCAGCCGCCCCCTTCGTCACCAAGACCGAAGGTTGGTTGAACCTCGCCCTCAAGCGCATCATGGTCATGGCCGCAGAGGGCGGCTACGACAAGGTGGCGTTCGTCAACGGCGAGCAGTCTGCGGATCGGTATGACCTGAGCAAGCAGGTCAGCACGCTTCTTCACAGA